CCTGCGCCGTATAGGTGCAAGCCTGTGCGGGGTGTTGATGTGCCAATGCCTAAAGAGCCTGTGATTTCTACACCTGTGCTGGTGGTGGCGAGGCGAGTGCTTGCCACGCCGCCACTAACATGGTTAAGATATACCGCACCTAATGTTCCGTTAAAGCTACCAAGGATTTTGTTGTTAGCATCTGTAAAAAGAGACGCAACCCCATTAGTTCTTAAGATTAAGTTTCCTTGACCCGCATCGTATATATTGCTATTCGATCCATCATGGTAAATCTGTAGGTCAGACCCTGAACCGAAGACGGCTTTGTCGTTGTCGCCGAAGGAGAGATTACCATCTATATTGGCATCACCATTAATATCAGCCCCAGTGGTACTGAGGTTGACCGCCTTAGAACCGATATATCCTGCCATTAGGTTTGCTCCATTACACTGATTACAATATCTGTTGCACCAGATGCTGTAACTTTAATTACGTCTGTTGCTTCCATAACTACTTTACCATCTAATACAGAGAGTGATGATCCAGCAGGTATAGCTGCGTTAGTTACAAGTTCTACATCTTGGTTTGCTTCATCGTTAGCACCTGATCTGTTAGCTGTATCACTTGATAGTGTAACTGTACCAGTAATCTGTGAGCCTGTAGTATTGCCTAAAACTAACCCAAGGATTACTGCAGTAGTAGAACTTGCAACAGTATAGATAACATCTTCTGATGTAACCCCTGCCTTAGTTATGACCTTAAATGTATTTGCCATTTTCTTTTCCTATCCTAATGCGATGGCTAATGCTGTCGCTTCGTCTACAGCTACCGTAGTTGCAAAAGCTGTAGTAGCGATTGTAGTGTTGTTAGTACCAGAGCTTTGAGTGGCACCAGTTACAGCACTGTCAAGAGAACCACCGTTTATTGTAGGTGATGTCAAAGTCTTATTGGTTAGCGTCTGTGTTCCAGTAAGTGTAGTTACTGTATTATCAATTGCTAGAGTTACTGTATTACCTGTAGCACTTGAAGCTAGACCTGTACCACCAGCTACAGTAAGTGTCTCGCTATCTAAATCAATAGCTATTGTACCAGAATCTGTGGTGATGTCAAGATCTTCTGCAGTAATTGCTGTATCTACATAATCTTTTACTGCAGCACTGGTAGGTAATGTAGTATCATTATCGTTAGAAGCAATACCTTCTGACTCAGTTACAATAGCAGCAGCTTTAAAGTTATCTACTTCAATATTAGATACAGTATTATTATCTACATCAATAGTTTTGTTTGTAATAGTTTGAGTGCCAGTAAGCGTAGCTACAGTAGAGTCAATAGCGGCTGTTACTGTATTACCAGAACCCGTGGTAGTTATACCAGTTCCACCTGCAATTGTCAAGGTTTCACTATCTAAATCAATACTTAATGCACCACCACTATCACCTTGGAAGTCAAGGTCTTGTGCAGTTACTTGTGCATCTACGTAAGCTTTAACTGATTGCTGTGTGGGAATAAGTGTAGCAGAGTCAGAAGACATATCATCTTCATCGACAAATGCTGTAGCAGTGATTGTACCATCCGACAGATTAGCGAAAGTAATATCACCTGCACTAGAGCCACCAATAGTTACACCGTCTATTGTACCACCGTTGATGTCTGCTGTAGTTAGTACTGCAGATGGTACTGTAATAACACCAGTAGAGTCAGCTATTGTAGCTGCTGCTGTGCCATCCTTAGCTTTAATATTAGTTACTTCAATATTAGCAGTATCTACTGTAGTAGCATTTACATTTGTAATGTTGCCTGTGGTAGATGCTAGTGTTGTAATGGTGATAGCATTAATTGTACCACCTTCAACTTTATCACCAGAGATTTGATCAGCAGCTAGTGTAAGTGTACCCGCAGATACATCAAGTGTTTTGCCTGAGCCTACTGTAATGTCTGAGGTAGCAATAGTAGCACCATCAATAGTACCACCGTTGATGTCTGCAGTATCAGCTACCAGAGAGTCAATATTAGCAGTGCCATCAATATAAAGATTACGCCACTCTTTACCTACCTCGCCTAAGTCGTAAGTATCATCTGCATCAGGAATTACATGAGATGCAATCTCAGAGTTTAGTGTAATGCCATCTGTATCTGCATCACCTAATGTAATGTTACCACCAAGAGTAATGTTACCAGCTACATCAAGATTACCTGCAAAGTAACCATCTTTAAACTTTAGAGAACTGCTGCCTAAATCAATATCATTGTTCGTTGCAGGGATAATACCTTCTGATTGAAAAAAGATTTTGTTTGTAGATACAGTAGAAACATTAATAGAAAATTTAATCCTACTATTGGTAGCATCTACTTCAATTTTGTTTAGGGCTGTACCTACACCGGGATCACCTAAGAAGCCAATAATCGGACCTTCTGCTGCAGTACCATCATGTTTGTGTCCACTAAGTGCGTTAAATGCAGCAACAAGCTGATCGAACTCGTCATTAGAGTCTGATGCCTGAATAATGTCACCGTCTGTATACGTACTCTGCCGTGCGTAACCTGCCATATTCTATCTCCTAGCGGCTGCTTTAAATTCTAACTGAAAGCCTTTAAGTGAATAAGGTACTGATACACCATTATCCACAACACGCAATGCTATCGCAAAACCTGAACCTTCTATTGGTTGTCTAATCAATGGGTTTGACTGACCGCCATATGTAACTGTTCCGTACTCACCCACGCTATACAAAGCCACAACCTTACTTGAATCAAAAGGGTAAGCTGCAGGTCTTGCTGAGTTAGGATCTTCGTAATCATACCTCACAAATAAATCTGAGTTTATAGAACCTTCTGGTGCATAGTTAATTACTGCACGTTGAAATTGTTTTCTTATACCTGCGTCCCCCATAGTAATATCTGGGGATCTGTATCTACCAATAATAGTAGTACCATCAAAAGTATTACCTTGCTCTTGTTGATATACATAACCGTCATAACCGCCGTGTATTACATATACAACACCATCTTCATTTATGTGATCTGTGCAAGAAGGTTGAATACCTAAAGTTTCCGCAAACTCGTAACCCTCTGCAGTTCTATGGCAGATTACACCTTTAGTACGTTCTTTAGTTCTTGCATCGTTACCAGACGTATCACAAAAGAATATTCTATATTGAGTTTTATCTGGAACAATAACTGAATCAAATTCAGAAATATCAGAATAGACATTAAATAGTTGATGAACAGGGGTACTAATTGATCCAAGTTCAACGTCACCAATACGTTCAGTTCCTGCAACAGTTCTTAAACCATCTCTACCTAAGAATACAATATCCCCTGCAAATTCTTGTATAGTAAAACCATTCATACAACCAATGTTTCTTGATACAGGCTGTAGCTGAAAGTCTGCTATAGTATTACCATCAAGTCTAAAAATACGTTCTTCACAAAAAATAAATAAAGAATCACGAAAAGGAAATATACCAGTAATAGGACTATCTACTCGTATTGATCCAGCACCATTAGCAGGTGTAAAATCAGTAGGACCATAAGGTGCACTAAATATTAACTCTTGGGGATTAGATGTCATACCCGCAAAGAATAAAGCATTCTTAAATCCTGTTACAAACTGAGGATCTGCTGGAGCATTAGTAGTATTAATATCGGTTACGGAGTTTCCTGTTGTATATAAAGATGCACTATTGGCCCCATCAGCAAAAACAAGAGTAGGATTACCGTCTATATTATACCTAAAGTGCGAATACTTTTTTGCACCTGTACGTCCTGTGTCAATCTCAGTCCAGTATTGAGTTACTACCACATCATCTGCGTGTGCTGCTGCGCTTGTACTATTGGCACCACGAGTGCAACCAATGAAAGTAACGGAGTCAATACTAGTGTAAGTAATTTGTTCTGACCCAATTAAAATAGTACCAGTAGCACTAAACCCTGCAGTACTGTTTACTGTAATACTTGTGGCTGAGTTAGTAGTAGCGCCATTAGTATTACTGCTACCATTAGCTGCTCTATATATTTTAGTACCTCTAGCAGCTATAATTTCATCTCTATGAAAAGCTGACATAAGAACTTTTTCAGTATCAGTAGCAGATTGGGGAACAATATTAGTATTCCATTTAGCATATCCATTGATACGTCTATACCCACCTTTAATATCAGGCTCAAAGTTTTGCAACTCAAAAGCCTGTCCCGGTTGCATAGTAAACGTAGACCTATTAAGGACTAGTCCACCTTGGCACGGAAAGATAAAAGGATTAAGACCTGCTTCATCTGCCATTATACTAAAGAACTTCCTACGGATGATTTGTATATTACTGTAGAGCGAATGTAATCGGCTCTGTTGGACAGTAAAGTTTGCATGCTTTTAATACCGTCCTCAAACCTTGCAAAGTTTAATTGATATTCGCCACCTTCCCCTCTATACTGATAACCAAAGGCGGTAGCTCCGTCCACAATTACTTGCCGATATTGTGCAGGTATAGTAGGTACATCAGTTGATGCACTTAATGCAGTAGTGTATATGTAATATTCAAACTTTAAAGAGTATGCTTTGTCGGGGTAGGGATATAAACCAAAGTTATTATCTGGTGTTCTAAATATATGAGAGGGTACGCCTCCAACATCTGATCTGTCTTCTTGATTAATAAACTTATTTAAGTAATCTTTATAGTCAATAATAGTAAGAGATTTACCTTCTACTCCTAGAGAAGAATCATCTACAAGTCTAAATGTATCATAATCTACATGCTTAGCATTTGTAGGTATAGTATATCTAGTTGTTCCCGCTACAAGTGTCTCTGTCTGCGTAGCGTGATTGTAAGGCCAACTAAACTCACGAGTATTAATATAGTTAATGGCATCGTTTACAGCGTTCTTACACTGAGTTTGAAACCCACGAGAGTTGACAAAGTTAGATGAAGTTAAAGCTACTTCATTAAACCTAGCTAGTACTTCGTTTGTAAGATCAAGATAAGTGTAAGCCATTATATTTCCCTAAGATAGCCTAAAGGGGCCACTAGAAAGCAGCCCCTAAAGTTAGTTCATTTATGCAAGCGTATCACGATCTACTTCTGCCGCTGCCTTTGTAGCGCCCATAGGCATGTACATTACAAAGAACTTGAACGAACCTGCAGAAGGTGCGTTTGAGCCAGCCAGCTTAGCTGTGATAACAGTGTCAGCAACAGTAACATTTGTGATGCCATTCACTGTAGTAGTGGTAGCAGCCAATGTTTTAGCGCCGTTAATATCTGCAGTACCTAGCAGATCAACGTCACCACCTGTTACACCAAAGCTCACTGCGTTAGCACCACCAATGGTAGCTGCAGCAGTACACTCAGCGCCAGCAGCAAGTACCACACAATTGTCTGGGACTGTACCAATGTCATGAGTTGAACTAGTGGTGAGATCACCGTGAGCAATCACGGCAGTCTCAATACGGACGGGGGATTGTAAAGCCATCTTGTATTCTCCCTTAAGCTGCGTTATATTTAGCAGTAACAAGAGCTTCTGGGCGAAGAATCTTCCTACCGTAAAGGTGCATACCACGAACAATGTCAGCAAAGCTGTCAGGGTCACGGTAAGTTTCAGTCTTGTTGATTTGCTCAGCAGTTGCTACAGCAGAATCATGACCCGCAACAATAACACCATAGTTGGCGTTTTGGTTTGCAGAACCTGTAGTTCCAGCACCAGTGCCTACTGAAGGCAAGTTGCTTGATACGTACAAGCGGAAACCAAAGAAGTTGTTGAGGTTTAGACCATTGCGAAGTGAGCCTGAGTCACCGAAATCGGCGTTCAAGAAGCGGCTATCTTCGTCACGAAGTAGCTCCATGAATACCGGGTCAACAACCAGCCAACGCCCTGCAGTATCAACTTGCTGTTGATCCAACAAACGACCCATACGTGCTACAACCATTACAGGTGAAGCAGTTGCAGTCGGTAGTTCAGTAGCGCCGGGCAAACGTGCTGCCAATGGGATTGAGTGATCCCCAGCAGAGCCAGTTGTGATGTTGCCAAATGAATCCTTACGGAGTTTCATTGAAGTCAACAACTCATCTGAGCCAGCAGTAGCAACAGCTTTAGTGCCGTTTACTTGGTCATTAACAGCGCCAGCATTTGCATGCAAAGCAGACTGTTTATAGCCTGACAGATAGCCAAGAACTTCTTGGTCATACTGATCAGCAAGACGATAAGCTGCACGATCCGTTGCAAGAGACATGAAATTGACATGGGAGTGCGCTTCCTCAATATCATCCATCTTGAAGGCAAAATAGTTAGCTTTATCAACGACTAAGGAGAAATCCTCATCGTCTAAGTCTTGTGCTGAAACCTGTGTTCCACGAGCGTATGAGCTTACAGAAATTTCAGGCTCTTTGATAATTTTCACTGTATCACCTTGGGCAGAAATCTCCCCAAAATAATCAGAGTTGGTGATGTCACCACATACTGTACTCTTGCGGAAAGCAAGCTGTACTTTTTTTGAATAGATTACTGGGCTAAAATTGCCGTTTGGCAAATTCCCGTAACCTGCTGCTGATGTAAAAGCCATGATATAATCCTCCATAGATGTTTGGCTTAGGTTTAATTAAGCTTGTAACATTTAGTAAGAGGCTGTCTTTCTAGGGTGCGTATATTATGTCAGTCGGCCAACCAACAAAACAACGGGCCTATTCTAACAGGTAAGTCTTAACTTATTAGTTTTTAGCTTAGTGAGTTGAGTATAATACAAGGTAGTCTTTTCAGAGGCTTGTACTATACTCCTATAACACCTATAGTTATACTTACTAAATATAGGTTGTCAATAACAATTTTTGATTTACCGTGCGCCGCCTGTCATATCGTAGACAAACTTACCAGTGCGCATAGCTTCCATAATAGCATCTGAGTTCTTTTCATATTCATGCACAGACATGCTATTAACTTGAGATTCACTGAATCGTCCTGCTGAGTCGTTTGATTCAGGTTTAGTTGTTCGTTTAGTGACCACAGCAGATGCTGCTTCCTTACTAGACTTCTTACGAGACTTGGTGTCCATATTATTATCTACTTTATATAGATCAATAACACGAACTACAGATCTTGGATCATCACTGTTCTCGTAGATAGCATCTTGTACCCACTTAGGTTGCTCTCCAGCCCAATCATGAAAGGCATCACTCTCTCGTAAATCATCAAAGTCAGGATGCGCATCACGAATAGCATCTTCATTCTTGTTACGCTCAGCTTCTGCAGACATACGGTCTAGTTCTTGTAGACGCCCTTCAGCTAAGTTAAACTTCTCTTGAGCTTTCTTTTCTGCAATTGTCTCAACGATAGCTGCGACATCAGGGTACTTCTCTGCCCAATTAGCAATGTCTTCATCAGACTTAGGTGCACGTATCTCACCACGTTCCTGCGCATTTTCTAACTGTGTCTTTAGCTTCTTTAGTTCTTCTGACTGCTTGTTTAAATGATTACGTAAATCACTATAGCGTTTCTTATATGTACGTTCTTCACCAGAAAGTTTCTCGTCTTTGGTTTCTTCCTCAGAGGCTTCTTTGGTTTCTACTTTTTGATCTTCTTCAGTAGTCTCTCCATTTACAAGCTTCTGAAGTTCCTCTTCCTCTTTTTCAATACGTCTCTTATTAGCATTGCTGTAATTAGAATCTACAAATCCTGCTACTTTTGGTTGTTCTACACTCTCTAGTTGTGCCATAGTTTAGTTCCTTTATGTTGGGGCCAGCCGTAGCTGGGTAGCCTTATAGTTATTATGGTTAGTCTTTACTTTCGTTTCTTCATCAAGCCGCCTTTGTTATAGCCTAAGTCCTTTGCATCAGCAACATTTGATGCACTACCAGATAAACCCTTATTATCATCTTCTGTGTCTCTACTATATGATCCAGCACCAGATTCTCTTTCTGCATCTGTCATACCATCATTACCTACATCTGAAGAGGCAGAAGGAGGTGTTTGACTTCCGGGCGTAAATCCTCTGTCTCCGGGATTTGTTGAACCACTACCTGAACTATCCTTGCTGGGTGTTGAAGGGGGAGTTGGTGTGATTGGATCATCATTTGAGCCGCCGCCGTTATTATCTGAGCCGCCACCGCCGTTATTATCTTTCTCTGGTGGAGTAGGCTCAATAGTATTCTTAGTAGGATCTGCCAAGTTAATTCCTACCTGCGAAGATGCAAACTTAGCTTGTACTTCACCTGAATCACCAAACATCTTAGAGAGAAACTTCTCAAAAGGGCTATACGTTTCTTGCATAGCATTAGCTTGTTCATTCAAAGAAGTACTAGTGCTGTTATCTTTACCGCCATTCTTAGCTTTCTCTAGTATAGCAGCAGCACGTAAGTTTGCTACAGTACTAACTGTACCAGCAGCACCAATAGCAGAAGCTCTCAGTAAAGAAGGTGGACCCTTCTGTGTCTTAGCCCACTCAGAAACAGACTCAGAATTACCAAACTCTATGTCATCATACCATCTAGGTGCTGGTGGTTTATCATCGTCATCATCGTCATCAGAATCCCTCCGAGAAGGAGCTTGAGGTTTACCTAATTGAAACCCTTGAGGTACAGGAGTTACAGGCTGCTTAGTGTCGGAATATACAGAAATCTGCATAGTAGCACCTGTAGAAGGATTATAGTAGTCCACAAGCTCTGTAGCTCTAGGACCTGAGTAACCTTGTGTAGCACCTAAAGTCTGGGAAAAACCTAATGCACCCATACCTGAAAGAAAGCTAGGAACAGGACCAGTATTAGAGCCTGATAAAAAGTCAGGTTCAGAGCCATCTTCAAAGCCGCCATCTGCGTAACCCTTTACATAACCACCTTCTGCCATCTTAATACCTTTAGCATCCAGTTTCTTTTTTACCTCTGGGTTGTTCTTAACCATCTCATACATGCGGTCTATCATACCGTCTACATCTTCTCGTACATTCATCTGAGAGGCTTTAGGCATAGAAGTAATACCACCTTGTGCCATAGTCGTTGTAGCTTCACCTTCCATAACGCTTTGTACTTCAGCCATATCTTCATCACTGGCATCCATAGGCAAAGAAGCTGTACCTTCCAATACCGCTTTTATGTCAGCCATGTCCTCATCAGAGATGCCTTCCATCATATCCTCGTCAGAAATCTCTACATCTTCAGGACCTTCTTCAGAGACAGGCTCTCCACCTATGCGTCCTTCTTCTGCCATTTCAGCATACTCAGACTTTGCCTTGTCACGCAAATCCTCAAAAAACTTTACACCGTAGAAACGTAATACATCTGCAGGTACAACATACTCACCCTCAGAAAGTTTAGCGTCTATGTCATCTCGTACTTCTTCAGCAGTAGAGCCTAGAGGTATTTCGTTTCCACTAACAGGATCAACAGAAGGTTCTGTTATCATTTCGTTCATCTGATCTTCAAGAGCCATTTATTTCATCCCTCAAGTATTTGAGTTTACGTAGAGCAGCTATCTCACCTTGACAGCGAAACAACTCTTCTGGTGATTTTAATTGTTCCATGTTCTTATGTACCTGACTGATTTTATTATCAACAGTTTCACAAAAAGAATCCCATAGAGGTTTATCGTTTACTAGTTTTTTTATTATCATTTGTTGGGTCTTTGTACTAAGCCACCTTGGTTAAACCGTAGTTTCTGCTTTTTAGGATCTAGCTTTAAATCTTTAATGTTAATAGACTTACCTTGTAGTATTTCAGGTTTTTCTGCTGCTGCTTTTAATCTTTTAGCCAAATCCCCTCTAGGAAAACGCTCAGCTAGTAACTGATCTTTTTTACTCATACCAGTACGTTTATAGTTTAAATCTTTTTTGCCTATCTTTATTTGATCGCCTAGTTCATCTTTTAATTGCTTAAGTGCTTTATCAAAAGCGGTAACGTATGTATTGTAGAAACCTGAACCTTTTTTTATAGCACTCTCATATTCTTTTGAACCTTTCGAGAAGCGTTTTTCTGCAAGCTTTTCAATAGGCGGTAATACAATTTCATCAACATTATTAGCTTTAGCATCTGCAATAATAGATTGCAATAAGACTCTTACAGAATCTGTAAGCTTAGGTAAGGGAGTGTCTTTTTTAGATGTAGCCATTCGACTATTGTTTATAACTTCATTCGCCCCTGACACGATACTCTGTAATACATCAGATCTATCGGGGAAATCAAATACATTAAGTTTTTTAGCGGCTAACACATCAAAATACATTCGGAGTGTAAGAGGGGATGTTACGTCATAAAATTTATTAGCGGTGTCAGGTGTATTTTCACCTAATATTTTTTTAAGTTTTTCTGACTTTTCTACCTCTGTAAGTTTTTTGTCTGTCATTATAGGTATATATTTGTCAAATACGTAATCTTCAAATTCTTCAAATAAGTCTCCGGGTTGTGCAAACTCTCTGTTAAAGGCTATATCATCTATATCTGATTCAAATTGTTTTCTATATTTTTGTATAGATTCTGCTTTAGCTTTTTCAGGGTTGTCTACCATTTTTTGAATTACATCAGATTGAAGTTCTTCTATTAAAAGATAATCAGCATCTTCATCGAATCTTACATTAGAAAGTTTTTCTGCCTCTGTTTTATACAAAGGAGTTTCTTGTCTATAGCTATACCTAGCATGTGCTAGTGTAGAAGGTCCATGATGCGTCATTAAACCTAAGTCTTTTTGTATAACATCAATGCCTATTTCCTGATAACCTATATCTAAATCTTCTAGGTCTGTCTGTCTTTGCGTACCTCTATATTTAGGTGCTTTTTTTAAAGCTTGTATCTTTAGAGGATCTAATTCAAAAGCTCCGCTTATCACATCCTTAGTATACTTTTCTTCAGGTTCTAATCCAAACTGCCTAAAGTCTAATTCTCCTTGAGAAACTTTAGGTGCACGTTTACGCACAAACGCTTCTATGTTCTGACCTTTAGTACCCTTTTTACCTATAGGTGCTTCCTGTATAGCGGATTCTAAAGGACTATAAAATTCTGCAACTACAGTATCTTCTAAACCAACCATATCCCAAGTAAGTTTTTCATCCTCTTCAGACAGCTTTACAGGATCTCTTTTACCTTCTTTAAACAGAGGATTATACTTAGGATTATCAATAGCGCCCGAAGGCATGTTAAATGCATTCCTAAGTTCTTTAGATATAAGCCTACTGATTGATGACATTACTGTACGTTCCCGCTAAAGCCTTGTTCACCCGGCGCTGCTGCACCACCGATACCAATGTTACCACCGCCACCGCCACTCATATCTGCTGCGCCCTGTGGTGGTGCACCTTCAGGGGCCGCTTGAGGAGCGCCTTGAGGAGCCTCTCCACCTTCTGGGCTAGGCACCCCTTGCGGCGGCTGTTGAGGCGCTGTGAACCCCTTTAGGATCTCTGCTTGGATAGCTGCGTCTTGCATAGAGTTAGTAACCTTATCGGGGTCCAGATCCATGCTGATAGCAATCTCACGAATGATGTAATCCATCTTAGCAAACGGTGCTAGTGTTGGGTTCTGTGCAACTTGCAAGAACTGCATCAAGCGTTGTGAGCGTACTTCATTAGCCATTAAGCTTTCAGTACCCTGAGATTTTACTTCTAAGTCACCTCTAATTTCAGGATCATAATCAAACTGCATGTTGAAATTAAAGAAAGCTTTACCTAAAGGGCTAAGCAGATAGTCATCTACGTTCTTGATTACATTCCGTATAGAGCCGTTGGCTGCACCCATAAGCATGCTAATGCCACTAGCAGTACGACCAACACCCGTAACGCCTGTTTGACCATGTGCGAAAGATGGGAATCCAGTTGACTCATCTGCTAATACTCTTGCTTTATCAAATAGTTGCATGTTCTCGCCAGCGACATTCGGAAACTTGGTCCCAAAAATGCCTTGACCCGGGGCACCCCCCTGTCTCCGAAACACCTTGCCCGGGTACACAGACATATCCTGTCCCGGTACTAAGTTAGTCTCGTCAACTTCGATCAACAAGTTACCCGAAAGTACTGCGTTATCTACCGCCATACGCATAAACCCATTCATAAGGGTCTGTGTGTCATCCATATTCTCCGCAATACCTACCCCAAAGAATGAGTAAGGATTAACTTCGTAGGGTACAGCATAGTAAGGAATCAGTGCAGGTTTAAATGGATTCATAACCAAACGTAGTACTTGTCCGTTACATACCCAAATGTTTACGTTAAGTTGATCTGAATCTTTTAACTCTTTAGGGATATCTATGTCATACCCTTTTAGTACTTCTTTATCAACAAAACCCCAGAACTCAAACACTTCATAGCGTTCTGCTTTACTGCTTTGCTTATCATCTTCCATCTCCTGTTCCCACCACTTCTTGTCGTAGGACTCACCCAAGTTAAGCGAGATGTCGATAGCATTGTCACGGAAGAAGGGACGCCCCTTGAGAGCACGTAGTTGTGAGCGAGACATCTTATGACGCTCAACAATATACTCTGCTTCATCCATGTTTGCTGCATCAGGATCAGGATAGAAGTTCCAGATAGAAACATGACTTGTAGAAGGTACTGTTTTAATTACAGGCGTATACTCACCTTCTTCATTCCAATTAGAATATTCTTTATTGACAGCAAAAGGTCCTTTCATAATACCTGTACCAAAAAGAGCTAGTTCAAAAGAACTAAGGCGAAGCTGTTTATTGGCTCCGCTTTCTTCTAGTTGATCATGAATTTTCTTTTGCATCTTCTTAGCTGCCACTTGTGCAGGAAAGAAAGTAACACTAGTAGGTAACGTACCCGAACCCTCAACAAGCTTCTCTTGTACAGGAGCCAGTTTATTCTTCATACCTGCTAAACGCTCTTGTAAGTCGTTTAAAGTCTCGCCGGGCTGAAGCTTTTCATCACCTGTGAAAGGTGTTTTCATAGGCTCAAATGCAGAAGTAAGTTCGTCTTTACCTTGCTCTGCTTGCGGATTAGCGTCAAAGTGTACAGACTCAACAACACCTTCAGGTAAAGTAGTAGGATCTACGCTAATAGGAAACTTAGAATTACCAAACAGTACGTCAATTACTTGTCCGTAAGCTGCTAAAGTTTTAGTCTTAGTTACCTTAACAAAGATACGAGAACGCTCAGCTTCTGTAAATTGTACATCTGAACTGTACATACCACGGTAGTTACGGTAAGCCCGCATCCAACGCTCTTCATCTACAAGACGAGCATCCTCCGCTTTTTTGTAACGCTCGCTAACGAAACCAGTAATAGTTCCTACCTTCTCGTCAAAAAGTGCATCAGCGTTTGATACATCCTTAATAAAAGAAGAGTCAGAGGATTCAATGTTTTCCTCGTAGGTATCGTCAAAATCTTTAGGGTCCATACTTAATATCCAAATGTTGGATCAGATGCTTGAAAGCCTGATCGTGATGTTGCAGGATTATAATCCCATAAGGAACTTCTTGGGCGTGTCATTATACCGTACCGCAAAGCATCATACAAGTGATCTTCTGCGTTTGTATCTACATCCTCTGGGTTTCTTTTATCTAGAGGAATACTAGGTATCTGCGCTATAGTATGAGTGCAGGTGGAAAAGAACACGAGTTGGGATTCTTCAGTGAACTCATCCACCTGCAAACGGCGATGTATCTCGTTCTTACCTGCTACCCTTGAACCACGAGAACGATCTGAGGGCCTCCAGCGACATCCCTTCATGTTCATCTGTTCTGCAAGTGACGGGCCAGTATCACCTCTTTTATGCCAGAGGGACGAGTCAAGTACGCCGTATCTTATAGTTCCATCATCTTCTTCTGCTTCTAGTATCATATCAGCTAAATCTGTAGCTGTGACTTTAGTTACGTACATCTCTCTGTACACTACTAGTTGCTCTGAAGGAGTTACCGCAAACCATAAAACTCCTGTCCAACTTCCATAACCGTAGTCACATGATCTAAACTTAGTCCAGCTTCTAGGTATATCGTAGCTATCTACTACATGTACTTTTCTATTAAACTCAGGAAACGCTGCTCCTTCATTTACATCCCAGTCACCTTCTAGTAATTGCTTTCTCTGATGATCAGGCAAAGATAAAAGCATTGCCTCGTAGTCACCGCTGTCAGCTAAGTAAGGGTTATCAAACAAACTGGCAGGAATAAATCGTCTTTTAAATAAAGGCTCACCTTCTTTGGAGTGACCTCTAGGAAACTCTAGCCTATTACCTGTTTCTATATTAGTAGCCCAAAAAGGTGTATTAGGCTTAGCAGGATCAATGAACATCTTCTTGACCCATGAGTGGCCGCTACCGCCGGGGTTAGTTGTTGCTCTCATGTACAAGCTCAAGTTAGGCGAAGCTGTACGCAAACGTGAGCGCATATAATCCCACGCAAAAGGACTAGACCACTGAGTAAGTTCGTCAAATGCTATGTAGTTAAATGCCTGACCTTGATACCGCATAACATCAGTATCTCTATCTAGATAAGACATCCAAAGCTTGCCACCTCTAGGTGTAGTCCATTGACTCTTACGTTCAGACCACTTGATCCCCGGAATAGCTTTAGGATAAAGTTCCTGACTTTTTTGTATAAGCTCACGCAACTCTTCTGTTGTGTGACGTACAAGTAACCCACTAAAGTCAGGGTCATTCAAACTACGTAAAGGATCAGCTAGAGTTGCGTAACTCTTACCACCACCTGCTGCCCCACCATACAAGACCTCACGTTCACTTGAAGCTAAGTACTGTGTCTGAGGGCCGGGATTAGGCTTAAATACTACGTTCTGTGCTACCTCTTCGTCATAAGGCGCTGATATTACTGTTGCAGGTACTGTTTCCTGTGCAGACTCAGCCTTACTCTTGGGTGTAGGTGTGGTAGCCGACCCTTTCTTTTTCAAGCGTTTCGTACTGCTGGATCGCTTTTTTGTACCTTTGGGCAAGCTTGCGCTTAATTTGAGCAACTGATTTACGTCTTCTTTCGACATCTATTCTCTTCTTTAATCCCATATGAGAAATGTATCTACCAGACTGAGTGGATAACCATGCAGATACTTCTCTATAACTATACTGCTTTATATGTTTCTTTGCAAGCTCTAATAGTTCTAGTTCTTTAACTATAGGAATCAACCAAGAATCGTCTTCAGGGTCTATCTCATAACCGAAGGGAACATATTGTTTAGTTAATCTAGGGATCTTTTCCCATTGTCTTTTCTTAAAGTCAGGCTTAGGTAACATCCAATAACCTAAGTCTTCCTTCTTAGTGTACTTAGCCATCGTCACTTTCTTTAGGCGGTAGAATAAACAGACCACCAGAGCTTTCTACAGAAACACGCTCTGTCTTAACAACACCAGCACGATCTAATACTTGACCTGCAGCTACCATCTTTTCCTTAATCCCTAACTGGGTAGGATCATCCAAAGCACTTGAATAAGCAAAAGCCGCTTTAGGACCCAAGCGAGACATATACGTTTTAGTTGCGTCAAATATCTCATCCTTTAAAGATTCAACAATCATACGAGTAGGAGTATTCTCACTGTAACCCGCTAACTTCTTAGCACGTACCACATCACCCGAAGCCTCTTCAAAGAGAACTTCCATAAATCTTTGTTGATTCTCTGTAAGTGTACGAGTCATGTTATCTTCCTATGCGGTTTTACTTTGGCTCTAACTTTTTTAGGCTGAGCCACAAACTGCTTACCCGCCTTAGTGCCTTTTCGTTTTGCTCGTGATGTAGCGGCATACTCAGAAGCACTAAGAGACTTAATAGCCTTCTCAGGTAAATACCTTTCACCTGTAGCCTTTGGACCCTGCGTCGATGGCTTACCACTTTTGGTTCTCCACTTCTGCTTGGTCCAACTGGTCAGGCTCTTTTGACTTTTACTTTTTGGCATCGTGTTTCTTTTGTACAGGAAAGTTAGCAGTAAGAGATGCACCCTTATGAGGTACAAACTTATCTTTATGTTTCATTAGCTTTAGGCCACCATCTTTCTGCTTCATCCAATGATAACCTTTAGGTGCATCTACTTTCACGACTTGTATCCTCCACCTTTAGCTTTATATTGCTTTGCAACCATCTGTGCTTTGCGGGCGCTCCATTGTCCGGGTGCTCCACCTTTCCCGCCAGCTTTGACGGAAGCAACGAGGCGCTTACGCATACTAGGCTTAGTATAATTACCCGCTGCATTAACCGTAGACTTTTTGCCTGATTTCACCTCTACTGATCCCCATATCATGCAGTTCTTTGTCACTCAGATTCATGAGTATCCAATAGTCTGCTCTTCGTTGTTGATTTTCTTGAAACTTCTTTAAGATATTCTTAAACATAGCACTACTCCTTTTGTCTTGTGCAGGAATAGTTTTACCATATTTAGTTATATCATACTATAGATAAGATTGCAACCCCGTTATGCTCTCCTTGCAGGGTCAAAGTATTCCTCTACTGAAACAAGTACTTCCATAGTGTTAGTAGTTTCACCGTACACTAAAATTTTATCGCCTGAGTGTAGGTTAAAGTATCCACCATTAACTAAATTAGTTACAGAGTGTCCTGCCATACTAAGTCCATTAGCTATATAGTGATATTCGTTGTCGTCAGCATGGTAAAACTGTACAAACACTTTCTTAGTAGAATTAGAACTGTTACTAATGTGTAGATACCTAGTAATAGAACTGAAGTTAGCAGGGCAAGTATACACAACGGTAGCACTAGCATCTGCCGAAGTAGATGCAATAGTGTACCCTTGCGTATGAAACTTTGAATTAGTTAGATCAGGCATTTATCCAGCACTCGCACCACGCTTATAACGTGACCGCTTCTCTGATTCCCGCTTTGCCCGTGCTTTAATTTCAGAAACACTTGTGCGTTCTTTAATAGCATCGTAAATAGCTTTACCCGGAACAGGTTTGGTGTAAGGCTTAGCATCCGTACCCAACTGCTTTCGTGCACGTTTAGAAGCTGCATCAATCTCTGCTTTAGTAAAGACATCTTTAAGAGTTTTATCTGTACCCGGAAGAAGATAATCTGTCTCTACAGGGTTTCTTTCTCTAAGAGTTGGTGCACCTTTAGGCTGTTTAGGACGCTGTGAACGTGGATCTACAGGACGTTTAGGTGGACGCTTTGCACCGGGAACAGAAGGTTTCTTAGGTGGGGCTGTACCAGCAGAGGCACCAATGTTCTTACCTTTAGCATTAGCCCAAGCAGTTAAAGCAGAACCTTTAAACTTACCCTTGTTTTTCTTTTTCCAAGCATCTAGTGTTTCTTTGGTTACAGCTAAAGCTTTCTTACCATTCTTATCTGTGTAGTACATAGATCCTGCTTTTCGTGCAGCAGAGATACTTTTATAATCTTTATAACTAGCCATTATTTATTCCCCTGTGTAGCTTTCATAGAAGCACCGCAGTTAGCCATACCACCTTTGTTATAACCCGATTTTTTCTTAGCCATGCCACCATACTTGTAGCCCATCTTTGCTGCTACTGCTGGTGCTTCTTTTTTTAATGCGGCCATTCCTTTATTCATTTTCTTATTCATGCGCTTCTCCTATAAGTAATTATTATTTTTTTGCATTAGCTTTTTTTAATAGCTTAGCAGATTTACCGTGGTATTCCGCAAAAGGTTTACCCTTGTTAAAAGCTTTTGTTTCTTTCAACTGGCGAGCTTCTTCTTTAGCCGCTTCTAATTTAACTATCTTAGCCTCAAGAGCACTTACCTTTTTAGAGTTCCAAGCAGATTTAGCTGCAGTACCTGTAGCCCTTAAACCTTCAATAACATTACTGACAGTGTTTTCTTTTAATAATTTACGCTTATGTACAGGTGCTAAATTTGATATACGCTTTCGTAACTGCTTTACCTTTTGATCAGCACGAGATGTTTCTGTTTTAGGCATTAGTAATTCCTATCTAGGCTATAATAAAGTCTACGATCTGTCCATCAGGAGTTCGTAGTTTATTTGGATTAGGATTGTAGGCATACATCTGATTCACTATCTTAAGATCTTCTACTGGTGTATCAGGAGTAATCTTGTTAGGTTCTTTTGTATCTACATCTTTTTTTACAGGCTCTCCCACACCATTCTCAAACACAATATTTACATGTGTCTGGAATGGCATGTTAGGTAAGGGAAGGTGAGATATTAAAGACATTAGAACTTTACAGTAGCGCCTAACTTAACGTCACCAAATGTAAAGCTATCGTCTGAGGATACTTCCCCATAAAGATTTACAGATGTAGATAACGGATAATCTGCAGTTAGATCTACACCTTGAAATACTTTATCTTCATCCAACTTCAACATATCAATGTCTGTCTCTACCCCCAAGCGAAGGTTATTCATAGTGATAGCGGCATATGGAGTTAGTTCCCAATCCCAATCTTCAATGCCTGTCGTATAGTTTGTATCTGATTCTGCACCCAGTTCTACTGCTTGTCCTGCGATTGGAAAATCCGCTGCTGTGGCTGACGTAGCCAACAAACCAGTAAGACCTAATGCGATTGCTAGAGTTTTCATTTCTTAGTTTCCTTTATGTGTTTACCATTTTACTTTGTCTGCCCAGTATGCAGCAGACATCTTGCCTTTTTTGATATTCTTAGCGTGTCTTGCTTTAAAGCTTGCACGTTTCTTCTTCATCTTCTCAGATTCACCTTCCCTTGGCTTACCTGCAGTACTGGCTCCCTTTTCACCAAACTTAATATATTTATACTTACCACCCTCACTAGCCATAACGTGATGTGACTTACCACTGCCATCCTTAAGGCGCTGGGGTTTATTCACCGCCTTAAGTCCTGCATCCTTCATCTTAGTTTTGACTCGTTCAGGAATAGCCATTTATTACCGCCTACGTGCTGCCTGAGTGGGGGTGGTAGACCTATTATTTCTTTGTGCTACACGGTTTGCTCTGTTTAAAGCTCTCTTTTGTTGAGCTTGCGCTCTTGCTAATTGAGCAGGTCTTCTTTTAGCAGCCATCTGCCTTTTACGGGCCAACTGTACAGGGGTCAACTTTTTTTGTTGTGCTTGACCTGCCTGTACTGGCATAGGACGTTTAACTCTACCTCTACCCGGCGCAGGTGCTGGTAATGGTTTACCTCTGCCTTGGCCTCTACCCGGCGCAGGTGCTGGCATAGGAGTAGGGCGTCTACCGCCTCTACCACGACCCGGAGTCGGTGATGGTAGTGGTGCTGGCAATGGTTTACCTCTGCCTCTACCTCGACCCGGTGCAGGTGCTGGCATACCCTTTGGGGGTTTGAGTTTACCTACGCCCACAGCTTGCTTTGGTTTACCTGCGCCCGGAGCAGGGGTAAGTTTACCAGCACGGCCTTTAGGCATACCTGTTGTAGGTTGTTGTCTTCGCATTTTATATTCCTCTAAAACTAAATCATTGATAAAGCTTGGTCTAGCGTCTCTTTATTTCTTCTGGTCCAACCACGGCCAAAAGTATCAAAGTGTCCTAGTGACTCATAAAAACTTTGTCGTTGAGTGTATACACTCTCAATGATCATCTTAGGTTCATGATTCATAACAGACTGAAGTGTTTTAGGTCCAATAGCTCCATCTGCTGTAGCACCCACTGCACGTTGAATAGCCTTAGCTGGGCGTCCAGATCCACTGTTCACAGCCCAATCAAAGGCACACCAGTCTACACCGCTAGGAAGATCATCTCCACGTACCTTATCCCAGTAATTCTTTTTGTATATAGGTGCAACATCTACAAACGTCAAGTCACGCATAGTACCTTCTGTTACTTCACGTCCTACCCAAGCTTCATATACTCTTTTAGTTACACCTAAGTTAGTCATTCCACCCGGATCTTGAGGATGATTTACAAAACCACCTTCATGATGAAGTAGCATTGATAGGCATTTGTCAAAGTTCTTTTTCATTATTTTTTCCCAAAGAATTTACTTACAGAACGAATGCCTATACTGGCTGATACTATACCACCAAGGCTGTATTGATACCACGTAGGCATAGACTCCAGTGCAGCAAAGCCAGCTTGTACTATACTGTTCCCCCAGTCACCACAAAACGCCAGAATAAGAGGAATACTGAAAAGTAATGTTATCCATTCGTCTTTCCAGCTATTCTGAGTAGCTTGAATTGCAGCTAAATCCCAGTCAATCTCACCAGTAGCTTGCTTTACTTTGATTTCTGCGTTAGCTTTCTGTATTGCTACCTTGCCATCCAAGTATGTTGTAGCTAATCCACCAACTGCTCCTAAGATTTGACCAATCATTTGTTCTCATTTCCTAGCCATACAGCAAAAGCACCAGTCATAGCACCAGTAACTACAGATATTAAAGCTGATTGTTGGGTAGACAAGTCTGGTTGTGATAAGGCCCACTCAATACAGCGGATATACATAACAGTCATAACTAACATCATTAAACGTGGCATAATTTTCCACGCTAAAATACGTTCCATTGCTACAGTCATTCCCAGTCCCTCTTTCTTTTAGGATCAAGTACGTCTCTAGAGTCAATCATACCCTCTAAGTACATAGCTCTTTCAACTCTATCTAACGTATACTTCTCTCCAGTGTCCTGAAATATCTTTTCACGTACATAGAATACATCACTCTTAGGAATATGTACCTTTTTAAGTGCATCAGAGTTATTAGACGCTAAAGCACTATAGAATTGTACTAATACATCCTCACTAGGGTATAGTTTTACTTGTTTTTTCATAAGAGTCAAGGGGTAATTACAAGGGAAATTACGTGCGACTAAAAAATTAGTGATAGTTAAACTTTAAAGTCACACGTTAAGTTAAAGTATAGTGGTATATTTATAGTTATAATTATCAATACCACTCATATAAGTATACTATCATACAAATATAAAGCTGTCAACTTGTAAGTCTAACATTAAAGTTTAACTTTAATGTCTAACTCTTCCTAAGTCCAATGATATAAGTGTAACTGTATATAGTTTAGTTATTTAAGTTAAGTATTATTAGTTGTATTCTAAAGAGTTTAACTTTTAAGTTTAACTTACCTACTACTACTACGTAGTTTTACACAAAGCACCCCCATTGTCAATCCTTGTTTCGCCAAAAAGTGATGCATTTGTAACAATTGTAACAAAACGTGATCTATGTTACAACTTTATGCACAGCTTTAAGCATTGTTATAGTATAACATTACTGTTTACACGGTATAGTTGTGTGTAAGTGCTCGTACATGAAAAGTAAAATCCAGTTCTGTTGCAGAGTATGTATATACGTACGTACACCGGGGGGGTGGCCCACGCAGGGGGGTGTATGTGGGGCCGTGTGTGTGCATTCTGCGCATGTGCATAGGGCTAAACGCTTGTTTTTACACGCTTTTTCTACCGATTGTGTATCTGCAAGCCGCACATATAGGCCTGCTATGCGCACATCTGCAGCGTGATGCGATCATGCATCGCTTATGCACAAACACACATGCATGCACATATGATCACACACATGATCACGCACGAGGCTGTTCCTGATTCGTTCTCACCGGATGTTCTGCTTTTACCCTACCCTACTGTCGGACCGTCCGACACTGCTTCCTTTTCCTTGCGCATAATGCGCACCAAAAGCCGTTGACATTCCCTCGACCATCGGCCAGATTGATTGCATCGAAACGGCCAACACCGGCCACAGCAAAAAAGGAATACTTCGATGACAAACGCAAAAACAAACACAAACGCAAAAGTACACTTGGACGGCAAGGTAACACACAACGGTCAGACGTTCACAGCAAGCGCCGCCTTTGCTCAGATGGAAGCGGTTCATGATCGTATGTGGCTCTTGCAAGAGCAGCAATTGGATTGCTACAAAGAAATCGGATTGCTTGTGATCCAGCTTCGTCCCTTGTACAAATCTGACAAGCTTTTCGGCCAAGCAATGGCTCAGCATACGACTATTAGTCGGCAAGATTACAATGATTGCAAAAAGATTGCGGAAAACTGGGAGCTTGTGCAGCGCTTAAACACTGACGGGAAACTTGACGGTCTAGGGATGAGCGCCATCCGTAAGCGGATCACCAAGGCAAGCAAGCCAGCGGAGCCGAAAGCGCCTAAGTCTGCAGGTAATACATCTGCAGGAAAAGCCCAAGCCAAGCCAGAGGCTGCTACTGACGGACCGTCCGACACCAAGCAATTTCAGACTGAAGCGGAGCTTGCGACATTCGTAAAAGCCGCCCTCGAAAGCAACGGGTTGAACACCAGCGCTTTCCTCAAGGCCCTACACGCTGAAATCGTAGGCTAACACAGTCAAGCGCCCTGCATCACAGCGGGGCGCATCACTCTCTCTCACATACATACAAGGAATTGACCCAATGACAGATCTAGAAAAAACATTTAATGTCCCGCTTTACTTTGCCACACAAATTCAGGATCACGCTAAGGCGCATTACGAAGAAGACGGTTGGGATGTGCTGGTTGAATGTTGGACCCTCAAAGAAATACTTCAAGAAATACAAGGTTGTCGCAAGTATGAAACCGCCCTCAAGCGTATGCACAAAGCTGTAAAGCTTTATGATGACCATCGCAAAGAGATCCAATCAGAAGCTTGGTAATGATACCAGTATCAACGGTCTGGCTTTACTGTCGGACCGTCCGACACTTCAAACACACACACAAGGAATTGACCCATGCGCCATCGTACAAAATACATTCTTAGACCTACTCGCCTTCAAAACTTTGCTTACTTTCTTACCTACGTCAGCACGTCAGGTATGATGTTCTTTTGTGGCATGCTCTATGCCATGCATGGGGGGTGACGTACATGTTAGGTGTGAGCAGACGTGACAGGTACGCTCGCCGTGCTGATAAGGTGTGGCGTAGCAGGTGGCTGTGTAATATGCAGCAGCGCAAACATCCCAAACCCCTTGACAATCTAGCATGGATGGCTGACAGTTATGGGACTTCTACTGTCGGATCGTCCGACACTTCAACTTCAAAACAACCAAGTAAAAAGGAATCATGACATGCAGATAGAACATATAGCAGAGAATAAAGTTTTGGTGCACAAAAAGTCTATGATGACTGGCAAGATAAACAACATGCTCTTGCCTACCACTCAAGGTGTGATTGAGTACTGGCTTGCATCAGGTGATCTAATACAGAATGTTATGCCTGACCTGTCAGCAGAACAGCGTGAGTTCTTGATGTCAGGTATGACACCCGAAGAGTGGGACGAAGAGTTCGGCTTTGATGAAGAGCTAGACGAAATCTATTGACAATCATGGGGCGGTTTGGCATTACTGTCGGACCGTCCGACACTTCAAAAGCCTTCGTAAAATGGCGTGGCCCAGCAGCCTTAGCAAATACTGGCCTGTTTGTTAGGCAGATATAAGTACACTTGGAAGTTATATTTAACTTTCACTATACATAATCAATGGTGTGGAGATAGGCCGACAGTCTACAACCCAAGTGTATTTTTACCTGCTCAATTGAAACTTAAGTCCAACGTTGGACCTAACAAAATGAAATCACTGAAAAGGAATCATGACATGCCTGATCTAAAATACATACATGAGTGGACTGATGATGAGATACGTGACTTCTATGATCTCAACCCTAACATTTCTATCTTGACATATGCTGGAATGCTTGGCATGACTGGTGGAGAAGTGAAAGATATCCTCATGGATAACTTGTCAATGCCCTATTTTAACCCGCAAGAGGAGTAATACCATGACCGCATCGCAATCGTTCTTAGTCTATCAACCCAAGAGTGAAATCATTAGGCAGGATGACATAGATATGTATGTGTCCTTGCGTAGTTTACCTGCAGGAAATGGCGTGGATGTAATACAGAAAGCCTTAGCTAAAGATTTCTATGAGCCGACATCTTTCTTACATATGGGTGTGATGACAGCGCAGACTAGTCATGACATGGATGACGTACTTGAGTGGATCTTTGATGAGTGCAATGGCTACGGCAGTGGCAAGCTTAGGCGCACGACCATCAGGCCCTCCCCTAGTATGTCGGTGGGTGACATCGTGCTGTGTCTACAATTACGTAGAGCCTTCGTGGTTTTGTCCTTTGGATGGCAGGAGCTTGACATAGAATTGAAACTTAACGGATGGCGCTCATCCCTAGTATGTAATGGTGTTGTGTCGGACCGTCCGTCACTAAAACAATCTGCATAAATGGGAGACTACCATGCGAGTTGAAGTTTACTGGAACCTGCACAAGCATACATTCTCTGTCCGTAATACTAAGACAGGGCGTGTACTCTTTCACGCTGATGAAGTGTGGATAGATGATGCGCAATTTGTGGTGCGTCAGTCTGGACGTAAGCGTGTACTACGTGAGGGCAAGAAAAATGTGCATGCCTTTGTGCGTGGTACGCTTGGTGATTTCATACAGGTCAGTGGCTACAGCAAGCGAGATGATAGTGACCCATTGATGGGTCCAGCTTGGCGCTTACATGGCAAGGCAACGTACAACCCGTACAAATTCACAAGCTTTGTTGATAGCAAAACTCTGGAACCTATTGACAAATCAGATATGGTATGCTTATCTAAGGTGGTTGATACAGACATCAAACCTAAAATACGTTACTTATCAACGACTTAACTTACTGTCGGACGATCCGACATAACAACAGGAGTGCTTCCCTATGTACCAACGTGACTGCACAGAAATCGTACAACACGCATTGCAATCCCCTGATGGATTGTATGACGTGATTGAGTTCACCTTATGCACGATCAACATGCCGTTGTCTCGTGTGATAGAGCAACGCAAGTCTATCAAGCTGCATGGCATCATGTCCAAGTGGGTCAGCAGTACTAAGGCTCAAGGCATTACCTATGCACAAGAGCACAAGGTAGAGTTGCACACACTCATGCTTAACATACGTGAGACTGCTGGATGTGACACCATTGATGGTGCACAAGCTGTGGTAGATCTGTTTATGCGTATACCTAGCATTGGTATGGTCAAGGCTGGCTTCATTGGTCAGATGCTAGGCTTTCAAGTAGCATGTCTTGACAGACACAATGTCAGGGCGTTAGGGTTGAGTGAGTCAGCCTTGCGTATCAACAAGAAAGCATCGCAAGAAGTACGTCTCAAAAAGATACGTGAGTACGTCAAGCTATGCCGCCGCAAGGGTTCCGAATACTGGTGGGACACATGGTGCAACTTTGTTGCTGATCGTGGTGGTATGAACAAGTCCCTGCCTACTGGTGATGCAGTGTCACGCTATCATGTTGATGCTGTAGTAATGACATAACAACGAAAGGATATTACTTAATGAAACCAAACATGCACTATGTATGCGTTATGGATTACGATGAGGCAGATACCTGCCTTGTCGCTGCATGTCGCAGTGAAGAGAATGCATCTAACATATACGACATGTTGTCTACAGAATACGACATGCTGTGGTGGGATGTACTGTCGGACCGTCCGTCACTACACCTCAAGGATCACGACCCTGCTTTCTATGCAGATATCTACTGCCTCTTGACAAAGCCCAGCGCTGTTGCTAAGAAACCTAAGCTTATCGTGATTGACGGAGGTCTTACAGCATGAGCATTTCTAATGCACTTAACTTGAAGGTACTTGACATGTGTGAAAAAATACTGCCAAGTACACGTATGGCAAACGATGCCAAACTAAAAGAACTACTAACCCAGATCCGTAACGAACTCACACAGGAGAAATGATATGTTCGTATTATTCGCAACCAAAAAACTTAACGATGGTACTAAAGGTTTTCGCTTCAACTTCGCTGGCATCAAGGGCCTGACACGTAAGCGTAAGGTGGTCAGCCGTGGCTTGCGCCGTGAGCTAGGCGATTGCATGACTGCCTATCACTTAGGCAAACGCACTGTGTACTTTGAGCACAAGCGTAACCGTAACACTGAGCGCCGCTTGCAACACTTCGCAGGGTAGCACTCCCTAGCAGGGCGGTCTGGCTTTACTGTCGGACCGTCCGTCACTAACTCATTGAAAGGATTACATTATGTTTGACAAACAAAAGCTAAGACAAATACGTGAAGCAATGCAGGAAGCATTAGAGAATGCTGGCATACACGATGTGACTATCAAGGTAGGTAACTGCTCCTACTCAGGCGGTGAAGCTACATACAAGGTACAGGTATTGCTTGATGGTGCGGATACACAAGAGCAGATTGCGCTTACACATTTTGCACAGTTCTACAAGTTAGACACTACTCGTATCTCTGAGATTGGTGGGCAGAAGGTTACTCTCGTAGGGTACAACACCAACGCTAAGAAAATGCCGTGGCAAGTTAAGTCTTTGACTAGTGACAAGCAGTGGAAGCTTACACACAATCAAGCTTTAGAAATGTTTGAAGAGGTATCGTGAGATGTACTACGTAGCTACGATAGGCAAGGATGGTTTCTATTATAATAAGATGTGGACTCTTGATCGTGAGAATGCTCTTGACAGAGCGCATGAACTATTAGATGCAGGGTATAAAGTTATATTTGAAGAAGGGAACTTTGATGATGACGAATCCTAACGCAGGTAAGTATGTCATAAGCCTATATGACTACACAGGTGAGGCACTCAAGCCGTGGGCAGAAGCAGGATATATTTGCTATGCCTTTGACATACAGCATGATGCAGAAAAAATATGTATAGATAATTTTGAGGGCGGTGGTCTGATCCGTTATGTTCATGCAGACCTTCACGATCAAAGCACTCTCAACAGGATAGCTGTAAACTTTCAGTTTGAGAGTGTTGTATTCGGCATGGCGTTTCCTGTGTGTACTGACTTGGCTGTATCAGGTGCGCCACACTTCAAGGCTAAGGCTAAGCGTGACCCTGAGTTTCAGACTAAAGCAGCAAGCTATGCTATGATGTGCTCGCAGTTCTTCAATGAGCTAGGCGTACCTTACTTCATAGAGAATCCTGTCAGTGTGTTGTCTACGTTGTGGCGTAAACCTAACTACTCATTCCACCCCTATGAGTACGGCAAGTACATCGCTGACAGTGAGGCAGAGCATCCCTTGTGGCCTGACTACATTGCACCTCGTGATGCATACCCTAAGAAGACATGCCTCTGGACAGGCAATGGGTTCACTATGCCGTGGACTGACCCAGTAGAGCCAGAGCAAGGGCACAGCAGACAACACTTGAAACTTGGTGGTAAGTCTGTTAAGACTAAGAACATTCGCAGTGCTACACCCCGTGGCTTTGCTCGTGCAGTTTATGAGTTCAACTCTGGTGACGGACCGTCCGACAGTAAAGAATTAACAATGGAGAATGTACTATGAGACTACTACTTAACACAGAAGCTTACCCTGACTACACACAAGATCAACTCGTAGAGTGGTTGGGTTTATTACCGCATTGGGTTGCCGACTATGTAGAAGATGGCGGTGACGAAGAAGGTCTTGATCTTGTAGACCACATGACAGAAGCGTATGGATTCGGTAAGCTGTACCAGTTCAAGGGTAAGGTATTACCTAATGGTACATACACCTATCCAGAAGATGATGACCTTAATCCTATTGCTAAGGTCAAACTCAAGAAGGGTGATGTTTACTTTTACCCCTATGGTATGGTAGCATTACCTACAGACAATGGACACTATGTAACAAGAATGGATTGATAGATATGAAGATTGAGACACAAACTTTAGAAGTAAAAGTATGGGATCACCACGATGCAGTAGTGTTTGTAACTCAACAGCGCTACGAAAAGACAGGTGAGAAGACTGAATCAGGTACTGATATATACAGTCACTGGAAAGATGTACTGACAGCTATCCCTGTAGACTTTGGGTACAGCCATGAGCTAGATGACGAAGATAAGTACAAGCTAGTCAAGAATGTATGTGACTCTTTGGTTGCACTGTATCAGTACGATCATGACAGCTACGAGATTGGCGTGTCCTACTACATCAACCACGACCACTGTGTAAACGGATAAAGGGAATAGATAATGGAAAGTGTAGGTAATAAATATGTTGTACCTTTACAGCGATATCACGATGATCTTGCTCGCAGCATTGACGATCTATTGTGGATCGACGAGGACGTAGAGAACATGGAACGTGAGCTTGAGTATATCAAAGGACGTATAGCACAGGGAGATATGTATGAGCCGCTTTTTTGATAAGCTATTGAACTACATCTTCATGTTTATCATGGCTATCATATTCTTTGGGCTAGGCACAGGACTGTTATAGAAAGGAACCGCAATGGCGAAACGCAATGTAGTAGAACTAAAAGGTAAGCACACAATAAAGCAAGCATGTGACTTCTATATGCACACACCTAAGTTTGCTGCATTGCGTCCTCGTACTCAGAAAGATTACATGATGTACCTATCTAAGGTATGCGATACCCCTGTGCAAAAGGGTAAGCAGTTAGGTAACATCAAGCTTATGGATGTACGTTTCAAACATGTGACTACCGCATATGACAGGTGGCTTCTCGTGCATGGGGTACGTAGCTCTAACTATATGGCTACGTGTCTCAGTATTGTATTCAATACATCCATACGACATGAGGCTATACTCTCTAACCCTGTGACATTGTTACAACGTACAACGGATAAGCCTCGTAAAATTAAATGGACTAAGGATCAGGTGCGTCTCTTCTTAGATACCGCATACTCTGAGTGGAAGTGGCGTAGCGTTGGCCTGATCGTTCACATGGCATACGAGTGGGCACAGCGTGTAGGTGACATGCGTCTCCTCAGGTGGGACAACCTAGACTTAGATGCCAAGCGCCTAGACTTAGAGCAGAGTAAACGTAGGGCCGATGTACACTTACCTATTACAGATGAAAGCTTGTGTCAGATGCTCCGAGAGCAGAAGGAAGACTTTGACTTCCAAGACTACGTAGCGCCTCGTGTACTCCCCAGAGCAGGGGCACACACACCTTACGACGATCAAGAGATACATGTGCTAGTCAATCAAGTTAAGGAAGCTGCAGGATTACCTTTTGTGCTACAAGCACGAGACTTACGGCGTACTGGCATTACAGAGATGGTAGAGTCAGGCGTAGACATGGCAGGTATTATGCAAGTCAGTGGACACACCAACCCCCAAAGTGTTAAGCCTTACTTGGTAAACACATTCAGTGGTGCGTCTGCTGCATTAGCGCAAAGGAGATCCAATGACGATAAGTGATTACGTTAAGTCATTAAGTTTGGGTGATGGTGAGACACACAGATCTGACTGTCCGTCATGCCGTGGCTCCAATACATTTACTGTAGTAAATAGATCTGGCTCCATGATATACAACTGCTACAAGCTAGGCTGTAGATCTAGAGGTGCAGTGCATGTCAACCTGACAGCAGCAGAGATACAAGCTAAGCTTACTGCAGAGGCATACGTTAAGCCTGAGCCTGAGTGTATGGTAATACCTGAGTATGTGGTTGAACCTGTTGGCCGGGAATACACGTTACTTGATTCATTCCTAGATAAGTGGGATCTACAAGGCGAGCGTGTCTTATATGATGTAAGTGAGAAACGTGCTGTGTTTCCTATTAAACACAAAGGTTCTATCATTGATGCGGTAGGCAGAGCATTGCACAATGCTATACCAAAGTGGTACAGATATACCGGAAAGGCTAGTGTATACAAAAGGATAGTAGGTAAACCAAACGGTACAGCAGTTATAGTCGAGGATGTTATAAGTGCTATCACAGTTGCTAAGCTTCTACCCCAAGTCACAGGCTTGGCTATTATGGGTACGTCACTAGGGCATGAACACATGGAACACATAGGAGAATTTTCTAATGTTATCATAGCGTTAGACCCTGATGCCATGACCAAGACACTTCAGTATAGGAGAGAGGTAGAGGCATGGACAGGCATACGAACACAAGCTTTTAGACTTGACGATGACATCAAATACAGATTACAATCCGATGTAAAGCGGTTAAGGGAAATGTTATTATGATAAAGTTTAATAATAAACAAAATCCTATGGCTAAGGATGTAAGACAGCCTAAGTATAAACAACAGGTTATACCTGATAAGAAAAAACCTGTAACTAAAAGAAAAGAAAAACATAAAGGTAAAGATAATGATTGAAGTAACATATAAAGGTAGCATGGGTAGCGACTTGACTGTAGTCAATGCTGCACGAGTAAGCTTTGGCAAGGAGAGTGAGTGGGACTATGAAGAGTCAGATGCTTACAGCTTCAAGCAACACATGAAAGTTAGGGATAAGAAGCTTATACAATACCTAGCCAATCACAAGCACATCAGCCCATTTGGGCATTGCTTTGCCAGCTTCCACATCAAGGCACCAGTCTTTGTAGCTAGACAGCTAGTCAAGCATAAGTTCCTACGGTGGAATGAGATTAGCCGTAGGTATGTGGATAGTGAGCCTGAGTTTTATGTGCCTAAGTCTTGGCGTGGACGTAGCGAGGATAAGAAGCAAGGCAGTACTGGCGAGTGGTATGATGAGGATATGGATCTATTACTTGAGAGTTGTCACAAAGTTTGTCTACACGACTACAAAGAGTTGCTTGAGAAGGGTGTATGTCCAGAGCAAGCACGTATGGTACTACCACAGAGCATGATGACTGAGTGGTACTGGTCAGGTAGCTTGGATGCCTTTGCTGACATGTGTAAGCTTCGCTGTGCGCCTGACACACAAGCAGAGACAGCAGAGGTAGCATGGGAGATTGATCGTGTAATGGTAAAATTATTTCCTGTGTCATGGGAATCATTAAGGGAGAATGACTAATGAGGGGTAACATCAATGGTGCAATCAAGGCGTCAGCTATTGTAGCTTTACTTATAGCAGCACCACCCGTGCTGATAGCTATGACATATGATGAGTACCCTAAGTACTGCAAGCTGTCTATCTTGTTACCATGTATAGGAGTGAATGATGAATGAGATAAAAGTAATAGATGTAGAAGAACATCGTGATGGTAGCGCTACTCTACAAATAGAATGTGCCCCTGAGATATTCGCAGCTATCTTTAACGTAGGGTTTGTTGCCTTAGTTAAGGCGGGTTTAGAATCAGAAAGGATTAAAGATGTACGCAGTTCAGATTGAAATAGAGAAAGGTGAATACACCTTAGTAAGAAAGGAAGATCCTTGGACGTATGACACAGAGGTACGCACATTCAGTACGGAAAAAGAAGCAGAGACAGAAGCTGCAAGGTGGAATACAGGACGAGTAATAAACTATTCAGCCTATATAGGGAAAGAAAAACATGTATAAGAAAGAACATAACGATACGACAGGCCGTGATAAGTATTACAAGGATAGCCCAGATGCTATGCGTAAAAGAAATGAGAGCCGTATGTGGGTCAACGGTAAGTATATTCCACAGACGCATGACTTACATAAGCCGGGACGATATAAATCTTTTAATGATGCAGCCTTTGAAGGGTTAGGTAAGTACTCTAACACCAAGGAAGGCTATGTATATGCTCTGACTAATCCTGCATGGCGTGACTGGGTTAAGATTGGTATGGCTATTGATGTTGAGGATAGGGTTAATGCATATCAAACGTCTAGTCCCTTCAGAGACTTTCACCTACGAGGGTATGCCCATTTCAGTGACAGACGTAAGGCAGAGTCAGATGTACACGACCTTGCTAAATCTATGTCCAATGACTACGTTAAAGAATGGTTCAAGCTTTCATGGCAAAATGCATTAGAGCTTATTGAAAAGGTAAAGAGTAGATCTATATCAGACATGACTGATGAAGAACGTAAACGTGCCATAGAAAGAAGCGAGGCCAATAAAGTATGATGGAATTAGCACTCATAAGATCTCTCATGAATAAAGAATTTTATGAGGGACATAAGGGTATCCGTACCCCAGACAAACTCTTTACGAAAGATGTTAGAAAGATTAAACACACCGTAGAGATGGCTATGCAGGAGTATGATAAGGATCTATCTGTGTCGGAAGTAGAGGGCTTGTTCTTCTCTTCCAACGCAACACTTACTACATCTAACAAGACAGTATATAAGGAAATCTTTAACAAGATCCGCAAAGAAGAACCTATGTCTAAGCCTATCGCCAAGGAAGTTTTGTCTAAACTTTTTCAGCAGATGGTAGGGGAAGAGGTAGCCAACATAGGTTTTGATTATGTTAATGGTACACAGAAAAGTCTTGAGCCACTGAGAAAACTACTGAGTGATTACGAGGATGACTTTACCCCAAGCCTTAACTTAAATTTCTGTGATATATCTATTGAGACACTGCTCAAGGCTAACGAGAAACAATCTCAGTGGAAGTTCAACATCCCTAGCTTACACCGTAAGGTTGAGGGTATTAGTGGTGGGCACTTCTTAATTGTAGGCGCACGGCCTAACACAGGTAAGACAAGCTTTCATGCATCTCTTATTGCAGGGCCTAATGGTTTTGCGAAGCAGGGTGCACGTTGTCTTATTCTTTGTAATGAAGAGGCGTATGAACGTGTAGCTTTTCGCTATCTTACTGCTGCTACCAGCCTGACTATGGAAGAAGTTAAAGATAACTTTCCTTTAGCTTCGACAAGATACCAACGTGTTAGAGATAACATAGATCTGTACGACAGTACGGGTAAAGACATGGTATGGGTAGAGGCGGCTATTAAAAACTACAAGCCTGACATTGTGGTACTTGACATGGGTGATAAGTTTGCACCTCGTACCAGTGACAAGTCAGACGTGTACCTAAAGGATGCGGCTATTCATGCACGTAACATTGCAAAGCAATACAACACAGCAATTATATGGATGTCCCAATTGTCTGCAGCAGCAGAGAATAGGATTAACGTAGACCAGTCTATGCTTGAAGGGAGTAAAACAGGCAAGGCTGCAGAGGCAGACCTCATGATTCTTATATCTAAGAACCCTTCAATGGCAGAGCTAGGGGATGAGGATGAGGTAGACAATCAGCGCTATCTTGTACTGGCTAAGAACAAGTTAAAAGGTGGCTGGCATGGTAAGATACCCTGCGAGTTAGATGGAGCTAGAGCGCAGTATTCTGCGTAGGAAGGTATATTAATATGAAGCGTGTTCTTGATGTCGAGAATACAACTACCAAACGAAACAACAAACTACACATGGACCCCTTTGAGTCAGACAATACACTGACACAAGTAGGTGTGCAGGATGTAGATACTCACCGTCAATACATCTATACGTTTGATCATGAGGAGCAGCAAGATTATAGTGGAGATGCATTCAAAGCTGTACAAGCTATATTAGATACTACCACACTACTTATCATGCACAATGCACAGCATGATTTGGCGTGGCTATGGGCTAGTGGTTTCAAGTATGACGGTAAGATCTATGATACTATGCTGGCAGAGTATGTACTAATGCGAGGGGATCACTTAGAGATATTAGTTACAGGTAGTGTTAAAAAGAAATCACTGAGCTTAGACAATTGTGCTAAGCGTAGAGAGTTGTACTATCAGAAGGACGATACCCTAAAGAGATACTTCAAGGATGGCTATGGTACAAATCAGATACCTCTAGATGAACTAACACATTACTTATCGTGTGATCTAAAAACAACTGCAGCTTTGTATAAAGCTACTGAGGTAGACTACAACGCACCAGAGTCAAAGTCTTTACATACTATCCGGGATATCACGTTCAACGTCTGTAAGACACTTACTCGTATCTATATGAATGGCATCAAGATAGATCAGGATGCTTTAGATGTAGTGCAACAGGAGTTTGAGAAAGAGAAAGCAGAGATAGAAGAAAGACTACAGAAGAAAACAAGAGAGCTTATGGGTGACACGCCTATCAATCTTAATAGTCCAGAGCAATCCTCTCAGGTACTGTTCAGTAGAAAGGTAAACAACAAAAAGGAATGGGCAGATCTGTTTGAATATACTTCTACTGCTGAAGAGTATAAAGACGCAGTAAACAAAAACAGTACCCTGTTACGTAAGACTAAGGCTTTTACTTGTCCTACTTGTGATGGAGAAGGCAAGGCTTTCAAGAAGAAGAAAGATGGTTCAAGATACAGCAAAGCTAACAAGTGTAAGGACTGTGATGCACGAGGCTACCAGCTACAGCAGACAAACGAGATGGCAGGCTTAGGCTTCTTCCCACCTAGTAAATCATGGGTTAGTGCCAATGGTTTCAGTACAGGAAAGGATAACATGGATGCACTTATTGCAACGGCTAAAACAAATAACATGGAAAGTGCAGTATCTTTTCTTTCAGATCTTAAGCGGCTTAGCGCTATCAGTTCTTACCTTTCTAGTTTTGTTGATGGCATACGTACTTATACTAAGCCTGATGGATTCCTTCATGTAGGTCTTACCCAGCACATAACTTCAACGGGCAGGTTCAGTGGGCGTAACCCTAACATGCAGAACATGCCACGAGGTAATACATTCCCAGTCAAACGTGTCTTTGTTTCACGCTGGAAAGACGGGAGCGTTATGGAAGCAGACTTTGCCCAGCTTGAATTTAGGGCGGCAGCATTCCTGTCTCAGGACAAGGTAGCTATGGAAGAGATTGCCACAGGGTTTGACGTACACGCTTACACTGCAAAGGTTATCACTGATGCAGGGCAACCTACGGGCAGACAAGAAGCTAAGGCTCATACCTTTGCTCCTCTCTTTGGTGCTAGTGGGTATGGCAGGAGTAAGGCAGAAGCTGCGTACTACACGCACTTCAACGAGAAGTACAAAGGTATAGCTGCTTGGCATAAGAAGTTAGGAGATGAGGCAGTTCGCTACCAGAAGATAACCAATGTGTCAGGCCGACAGTATGCTTTCCCTAATACAGAGAGACGTATGAATGGCACACCTACTAATTTTACTACCATAAAAAACTATCCAGTGCAGGGCTTTGCTACAGGGGATGTCACTCCTGTCATTCTTATGGAGCTAGAGAACAGACTTATGCCCTTACAATCTAAAGTTGTGAACACAGTGCATGACTCAATGGTGGTAGATGTACATCCAGAGGAGACAGATTATGTAATACAAATGATAACAGATCTTAACGAGGACTTAGACAAAATTATATACGAAGCATACGGCGTAGAAATGAATGTGCCTATGTTATTAGAAGCCAAGATTGGTCCTAATTGGCTTGACACAAAAGACGTTTAATGATATAACTTCACTTCCGACAAACTCAACAAAGGAAAATAAATATGAGTACATCAGTAGCATTATCCGTAGATGGTATGTCTTTATCAGAGGCAATGGGAATGTCATCTACACCCACCGCATCAACCCTTGCTCGTGTAGCACAGGTGCACAATCCTATCACCGTATCTATTGGTGATGATGAGAAGATCACCGTACCTGTAGGTGCATTCAAAGTAACAATGCCTGACGGGGAAGTTGTCTATACTCGCAAGGCATCTATTCGTGTGTTTGCACAGCGTCAGCAGTGGCAGCGCTGGGATTCAGCATCAGAGACAATGAACAAAAGTCTCATGTCTAATAGTTTGAATGGGGATCTAAAAGATACCACAGGTAAGTTCAACTTGGGCCGACCTAGTGGTTACATTGAAGACTTTCAATCTTTACCAGAGGCAACGAAGAATCTTATTCGCAGCATCAAACGTGTAAAGGTTACGCTGGGTATGATTATTCTGGACAATCCAATGGACTATTCGGGTAATCCTTTACAAGGTTACGAGGATGAGATTCCGTTTGTTATGGACATCAAGAATACAGAGAGCATGAAGTCATTAGACAATGCACTAAGTAAGATCATGTCTAAGAAGCTCACTCCAGTAGAGCATACTGTTGCACTCTCTAGTGCTAAGCGTGAGTTGCCTACAGGTGCTAAGTACGCTGTGTTAGTGGCTGATTTAGGAAGCAAGGTAAACTTTCAAGAGCAGGACAGTGCTACACTACAGGACTTCTTGAACTGGGTAGAGTACTCCAACAGTTATGTATCTCAGAAGTGGCAGGAGAATAGTTCATCAGCATTGAGTGCTAGTGATGCAGATCTTGTTTCTTCAATCGTAGAAGTACAAGAAGCAGAGTAATGATGCACCCCGCAGAACTGTCCGTACATTCGTATCTACGCAAAGCCTTAGATGGTGATGCAGGTATGTCTAAAGAAAACATTGAAGCCATAGTAGCAGACGTTGCTAAGGCTTTAGAGAAGCAGTTTAATGGCGGGCCAAGAGATGCATTTAAACTTAGGATGTCTAATATCGGGCGTCCTAAGTGCCAACTCTGGTTTGAAAAGAATGACCCTGAGACAGATGAGCATAAGCCTACATCATTCCTACTACAGATGATGCTAGGCGATTTTGTTGAGGCGTTATTCAAAGGGCTGCTTCGTGAAGCTGGTGTTAAGTTTAAAGACAATGACAAGGTAACATTGAACTTAGGTGAAGGTAAAGATATCAAGGGTGAGTTTGATATGATACTGGACAATAAGCTTGATGATGTTAAGTCTGCATCGCCGTGGTCCTACACTAACAAGTTCACTAACTTTGAAACACTTGCCCAAGGAGACTCATTTGGGTATGTACCTCAACTGGTTGGTTATGCTAAGGCAGCTAACGTAGGTGTAGGTGGTTGGTGGGTTGTCAACAAATCCAATGGCGAGTTTAAATACGTATCAGCAGAGGGTGTCAATGAAGAGAAGGTAATAGAGGACATAGAAGGAACATATGATTACATTAATAATGATGAACCTTTTGAGCGCTGCTTTGGGGCAGTACCAGAAACGTATAGAAAGAAACCATCAGGTAACATGAAGTTAAACTCTTCCTGTAGGTTCTGTTCACATAAGCGTAAGTGCTGGCCTACTATGCAGACGTTACCCTCTAAGGTCTACTCAGGAAACAAAGAAGCACCCCTAGTCGATTACATCTTATAGAAAGGAAAGACATGACTAAGCTAACTCTAGACGACAAAGAATATGATATAGAAGATATGACAGAGGATCAGAAGGAGATACTAAACGTATTAAACATAGGCTCCAATGCATCTGCCCTCTTGAATCACATTACACAATGTGTACAAGCGGTGCAGCAGTTAAAAACAAACGAGTTAAAATCTTCTTTGGAACCCGCTAATGCCACCAAAGAAGAAACCTAGAAGGCATAACTCAAGAAGGTATCGCAGCGGCTTAGAGAAAGAAGTCGCTGCATTCTTGAGTAGTAATCAGAAGTCTGTAAGGTATGAGAAACTAAAGATAGAATGGGAAGACTTTAGATATAGAACTTATACCCCTGACTTTGTGTTGGATAACAACATAATAATTGAAACCAAAGGTATCTTTGATAGTGAAGATAGACGCAAACACTTGGAGATAAAAAAGCAACACCCTCATCTAGACATTAGGTTTGTATTTAGTAACTCAAGATCTAAGCTTTACAAAGGAGCTAAAACAATGTATCAGGAATGGTGCGACAAGAACAATTTTAAATGGGCGCACAGAGTTATCCCGGAAGAATGGTTAAAAGAAGATCCTACTACTGACATAAACTTAGATAAGATTACTGTACAAAGGAAAATATAAATGGTTAGAAAAATATCCAATCAAGAAGTAGCTATCATTCTATCCTTAGATGATTCAGAAGAAGAGGATGCGTTGAGTGTAGTTACTTATGTACCCAAGGATTGTGATTTAGATAGGGATACCCTTGACGAATTACTAAACGTAACTACATTCCTTACATCATTCCTACATTTAGCAGAGAGAAATCAAACTTTACGCAAACAAGTTATGGAATATAGAAACGCTTTGTTAGACTTGGAACATCTGGAAGATATGGATTTTATAGAAGAGGAAGAAGGTCTACCCCCTGTAGATGTAAAGACTAGCAGCGGTAAAGTTATACGATTAGATGCATGGACAAAAACAAAAGGGAATGCTTGATGTCAAAACAGTTTGATCCTGTTAATAGCCCGCCGCACTACACAATAGGAAATGGAGTGGAGTGTATTGAGTATATCAAACAAGTACTTACCCCAGAGGAGTTCAAAGGTTACTGCCACGGCAACTTAATTAAGTATCAACATAGGCATGGATATAAAGGCAAGCCTGTAGAGGATATGGAAAAAGCACAGTACTATCTCAACAAGTTAGTAGAAACATTAAAGGAGATTCACAAGTGACACATGACTACACTGTTTCTTTTGTAATTAAAGTAGACGAGGATAACAATCTACTATCATCTCTACAAGAGGCACACAAAGAAGATATAGAAGAGTTAGTTTTAAATATGTTCTATGACGTAGATGATGTGACAATATCAAAGTTATTGGTAAGGGATAGACCATGATTAACAAGAGTGACTTAGAGGCGTTTGGATATTTCGATATGTTTCAGAATAGTACTGAATACGATCAAGACCCTGTAAGATTCTACAGTCAATTTGTAGAGGATAAGGTGTTCACTAAAGGGAGAGAGCGCTTAGTAGAAAATACTTTGGGTCTGGTAGGAGAGGCAGGAGAAGTATCAGAAAAGGTAAAGAAACTATTTAGAGATAAGAATAAATTTACAGATGAAGAAGTCCTTAAAGAACTGGGTGATGTATTGTTTTATACTGTAGCGTTAGCCAATATCTTTGGGGGCAACCTAAAGAAGGTCATGGAGATGAACATGGCAAAGTTAGACGATAGAGAACAACGTGGTGTATTAAAGGGAAGCGGAGATAATAGATGAATAACTACCTACCAACAGACTACCAAGCTTTTATTCATACCTCACGGTATGCACGATGGCTTGATGATGAAGGACGAAGAGAGTCTTGGGGCGAAACAGTAGATCGTTACATTAACAATGTAGTAGGGCATAAGATTGATGAGAACACTAAGGATGATTTAATGTTTTCTATTCTTAACCTAGAGGTTATGCCTTCCATGCGAGCCATGATGACCGCAGGTCCAGCAGCTAACCGTGACAACACTTGCATGTATAACTGTAGTTACCTACCCGTAGAGGACCCTAAGTCCTTCGATGAGGCTATGTTCATTCTCTTGTGCGGTACGGGAGTCGGCTTCAGTGTCGAGCGTCAGTTCATTAGTAAGCTTCCTGAGATCCCTGAGTTGTTCGACAGTGAGACTACTATCGTTGTTAAAGACAGTAAGGAAGGTTGGGCTAAAGCTCTTCGTCAAGTTCTTGCTCTCCTCTGGGCTGGTGAAATCCCTCAGTGGGATATTGGTTTGGTACGTCCTGCAGGTGCAAAGCTTAAGACCTTTGGTGGCAGAGCCTCTGGGCCAGCACCTCTTGTTGAGTTGTTTAACTTTGTTATTAATACATTCAAGAATGCACAAGGACGTAAGCTATCTAGCATTGAGTGTCACGACATCATGTGTAAGATTGGTGAGGTAGTTGTCGTAGGTGGTGTACGTAGGTCAGCCATGATTAGTTTATCTAACTTGTCAGATGATCGTATGCGTCATGCTAAGTCAGGTGCATGGTGGGAGAATGACCCACAACGGGCCTTAGCTAATAACTCTGTGAGCTATACAGAGAAGCCAGATGCTGTGTCGTTTATGCGTGAGTGGATGGCATTAGTAGAATCAGGAAGTGGAGAACGTGGTGTATTTAATCGTCAAGCAAGTAAAGCACAAGCTGCAAAAAATGGTAGGCGTGATCCTAACTATGAGTTTGGGACTAACCCTTGCAGCGAAATCATCTTGCGCCCAAATCAGTTCTGTAATCTTACGGAAGTTGTTATCCGTGCGACAGATACTATTGAAGACCTTGAACGTAAGGTTAGACTGGCTACGATTCTGGGAACCATACAATCCACCTACACCAAGTTTCCATACTTGCGTAAGGTGTGGAACAAGAACACAGAAGAAGAGCGTCTGTTGGGTGTGTCACTTACAGGGATAATGGACAATCCTTTGATGACTACTAAGAACAAAGGCTTGGAGAAGACTCTTGAACATCTTCGTGGGATTTGTGTTTCTACTAATGCTGAATGGGCTGAACGTCTTGGTATACCTGTTGCTGCTGCGATTAGCTGCATTAAACCATCGGGCACAGTCTCCCAGTTGGTGGATAGTGCCAGTGGCATACATGCTCGCCATAGTCCCTATTATATCCGTACTGTGCGTGGTGATAATAAAGATCCCCTAACACAGTTCATGACAGATCAAGGTATACCTAGTGAGCCGTGTGTTATGAAGCCAGATCAAACAACAGTATTTAGTTTCCCTGTGAAGTCTCCGACTAAGGCAGTGGTTACTGAAGATATGACAGCCATTGAGCAGCTAGAAACTTGGCTGATGTATCAACGACATTGGTGTGAGCATAAACCCTCAGTAACAATCAATGTACGTAAGGATGAGTGGTTTGAAGTGGGTGCCTTTGTGTACAAATACTTTGACGAAATGTCGGGCGTATCCTTCTTGCCTTACAACGAGCACACTTATCAACAAGCACCCTATCAAGAGGTTGAAGAAGTTAAATACAAAGACTTACTTTCTTTGATGCCTTCTAGTATTGCTTGGAGCGAGCTTTCTAACTACGAGAAAGAAGATAACACTGTTGCCATGCAGACTATGGCGTGTACGGGAGATGTATGTGAAATTGTAGACCTAACATAGGAGATAAAAATGTATGCACTACTTATAGTTCTGTTTCATTTAGGTGAAGTAAAAGTACAAGCAATAGAGAAGCTGTTTGAAACATCAGAACACTGCGAAAGAGTTTCTGCTCTTGTATATAAAAAGCTAATTGACACTAGACCTTCAGTAAATTCATATGCTAATGTCTATTGTCTACAGCTACCAGAGAGTACGTAACATTGATAAGTCGTATTGAGGAAGAAGCAAAGAGACATACAGAAGCTCGACAAAGAAGATTTAATGAGGAAATCTTACGACTTCTAGAGCCTGTACGAAACCACATACAATTTAACTTGCAAGAATCTAAAGTAAAAGAACGAGCATTAGAAAGAGTAGAAGATGTGGCTATGATAAGTAAGTATGCTGCAGAAACAACAGGTTTAAAATAATAAAAGGGGGCTTAGTTGCCCCCTCTTTTTTTGTCTTATAGGTTACTTTGTGTTTGAAGTAGTTTCTTTCTGTTGTTCTCATCCTTGAGATAGAAGTATAAGAGTTCTAGTGCCTCGTTAGAAAGATCTTCTACTTCTCCTTTCATACCCAAAGCTTCCATACCATCAGCTAGTTCTCTCTTACTGATAGAGCCGCCTCGCTTACTGATGTCGTACATGATTTCCATGCGACGATCCCCTGTCCTACCGTGAAGCTGTAGAGTTTTCATTGCTTGCTTTTTGGATACAGACAGAACACGACTAACTAAATATCTACGCTCTTCATCTGTACCATCCCGCCACTTAGCAGAGTTTACGACATTTTCAGAATAGTAATCTAAATAGTTTACAATTATTTCATTCATTCTATTATCAGCTACAGCAATGTCAGCTTTGATGTTAGACTTCCACTCAGGTAAACCTATCTCATTAAACATTCTATTGATAGTGGAAGGTGCATCTTTCTCCCTAAAACCAAACAGTCTTCCTATAGGTGCTCTACCCGGAGTATCAGATAAAGCTCTATTCTTTTCTTGGGGTGCTTTCTGCCCTACCATTTCTTGTACGGACAGATCCATAGCATCAAACATTTGATCTACGTAGCGCACTGAATTGTTTAGCCACTTGCTACCATCATTACGATCTACTGCTATATAATCTTCTCCACGAGAGATAGCGGCTACTTGATTGATAGGATCTAAGGGACGTGTATATCCTGATATGTACATAGATACTGCACCACCTACAGCAGAACTTGCATTAGACTTAACTGCATCTATATCACCTGCAGAGAGATCTAGTAGAAGTTGATAGGGTGCTTTACTGACTTCACCTAATTGTCTTGTGATTGATTCAATACCAAAAGTGGCAGTAATATCTGCGACTAGTTCTTTCGGTACATAACCATCTCTGTATTGATGCGCTGCCATACGACCCATAGCCTTATAGAAGCTGAAAGGGAAGTCATACTTACGATCTCGTATAGTGCCGTCACTCATACGATCTTCATTCCAAGCAAGACCTTCTTCCATATTCTTATAGTCGTAAGCTCCCCAAGCCCCTATTAAACCTAGTCCTACTGCACCTTTGATAGCAAGCTCATAAGGATCTCTCTCAGACTTGCCTAAATATTTATGCATAAAGCTTATGCCTGTGTAATCTGCCATGTGTACGACAGTGTTGTTAAAGAACTTACCGAAAGGTACAAGTGCACCAACAACAGGAACTCTACGTGCATCTTCGATAGCAGCAGCTACATAGCCCAATGCACTTTTATCAATGTCTTCTGACTTAGGTTTATATGATTTAGAAAATACAGTGCGTAAGGTATCAGACACAGCAGTAGCTGTTACTTCTGCATACTCTTCTCCATCCATCTTCTTGTATAGATCTGCATCTGCAATGAACTCAGAGTAAGACATGTTGTATTTAAGACGTACCTGTTTATCTATGTTGTACATAAACTCTTGCGTCTTAGTTAAGAAGTCTTGCGCCTTAACACCATAGACTGTTTGGAAGAAGTCCATTACTTTCTCAGGGACGCCGGGCTTATCCATGTCATCTATTTTAATGTTCAACTGTTTGAGCGTGTCTTCCATCTCAATTTCACCCGCCATAAAGCGAAACATTTCTTTCTGCGCTTTAGGGTTGTGAGCAAAGAAGTCCATTGCTTCGTTGAACGTGGCGTTAGGATCTAGGATGTTAGATATCTTCTGCTTCTGCAGCTTGAGTAACTGTATGCCTTTGTTACGAGCTTGTACAGCGTCAGCTTTCCTGCCCATCACAGAATATGCAAAGGATGCAGGACCGTATAGTACACCACGAGTAGTATCAGTTATACTTTGTAATGCAGATGCCTGTGTCCAACCAATCAAGTTGAGCATAGTTGTGCCCGGATGCGTAACCAAAGTACGAATGAAGTTGTTTTGAAACTTGGCAGCGCCTTTAGAGACAGCCGCTTTACGTGCAGCAAAGGGTGTCATACCTTCAGCAATCATTTCTTTAGCAGACATCTCAGCTTGCTTTGAATCTAGCTCTGCCTTAGCTGCGCCAATAAGTCTTTGCAAGGGTTCGTCTGTCTCAGGCTCATAACCTATAGCCCGACTAGTCTTAGATAAAATATTTAAGTATCTAGCACTCTGACTAACCTCAGAAGACAGAACATCTAAGCCTTGCTCAAGGGTCTTGCCTTTAAAGTCTGGTATGAATTTGCCTAGAGTTTCATCAAAGATACCTTGTATGTCATCTATAACACTGTCAGGCATTTCCATCACAGTGCTAGACAACCAGTCAAAGTGATTAGCAAAACCTTCACGGCCTATAGGCTGTTTGATACCTCGCTTAGCTAGGATAGTTGACACACCCTCAAAGCCATCTTGAGGAGATCCCCTTAGAAACAAATCTAAAATGATATCACTACGAGGTGTACCGGGTGAACCCGGCTCTAGTGGTACAGCCCTTGCCATATCCCCACGTTGGACTTTATTAAACCAGTCACCTAATCTAGCTTTTGTATCAGCCAAGTCTCTTGACAAGGATTCTACAGCTTCAGGGTCTGCCTTTAGATTTTCTGTAGCTTCTTTAGTCTGTCTACGTACTTCTTCTCCTGCTAAGTCAGCAGCTTTAGCTTTAGCTTCTGCAGCGTCTGCAAAGAATTTAGCTGAAGCACCTATGGATTCAGGACCACCTTTAGATATACGATTTAAACCGTATGCAATCCCACCGCCAAACAATCCCCCAGCAAATGCAACACTACCTTGCACCGCATCATAGTCTGTTTGAAGTCCTGCCTTCTCAAAGGATTCTTGGTAAGCCCAGTCAACACTCAACCCAAAGGCTGCATCTGATAAAGCTGTTGCACCTATCTCCATCTTGGCAGACTTCTGTGCTGCTTCCTTGCCAGCCTCAGACTGCATCATACGAGCTAGGATCTTACGCTCTTGCTTGAAAGCTTCTTCCCGTAATAGTTTTTCAGTAGGCTTCTTTATGCCTCTCTCTCTAAGCTGCTTCTTAGCGAAAGACATAGCAGCTTTCTTGGCTGCGGCTGTCACACCTTTCATACCAGCTTGTGCAGCTAGTTTACCTACACCCAAAGATGCAAGGTTAGCAGGGTCTATAATCAAAGCTCTAGCGTAATCACCTACAGCATCTACCTTTTGACCGAAGGTAGTTTCATCAGAGAAGGCACCCTTCATGTTATCAAATAACTGATAAGCATCTGCAGCAGCAGCACGTCTAGAGTTTATCTCACCCTCTTCTTTAGCTGGGTTGTGCAGGTAAGTCATCTCACCTAGTGTGGTAACAGACTGACCGAAGTTAAACTTACGCATATGATTGACATAGGAATCAACAATGTTCTGTCTGTCATGAGTCATCTCACTCATACCAAAGCGTTGGTTCATATACTTTTCAACAATGTTAAAGTTTTGATCTTCAGTAAGATCTCCTACAGAAGAAGCATCTGCAGGACCAAACACATCTTCTGTTTGACGGTCCTCATCTTTTCGGGCAGCGGCCATCATTTGTTCATATGTTATTGCCATTTAGCGGGGCCTTCTCTGCCTTGTTTTTCTTTTAAGCTCGCCTGTTACGGGGTTATGGGTAGCTCCATATGTGGCATTCCAATCATCAATTTGTTTTTGTAATGGGCGCTTTTGCGCAGGAGTTAAGCGCCGCCTAGAAGCTATGTCGTTCTCTTCTTTAAACTTAAGGATAAGCTGTGACATTGTAGGACGGGGGTCTGTAGGTTGTGTCAAGTCTACCCCTGTATCGTCTCCTTCATTGTCACCGCCGTCTTCACCGCCGTCTTCACCGTCATCTTCACCGTTATCGTCACCGTTATCGTCAGGCTCTGTCCTTCTTATTTCATCCCCTACAAGATAATATGTATCAGGTCCCAACTCTTCTGCAGCGGCCTCATCACTGTCGAACTCTCGTAGAGTATCTAGGGGTGGTATGTTATACCCCGCATCTTTTATGTTTTTATGCTTGTCTTCTAAAGTTAAAGGTGCAGACGCTGTTATGTAGTAGTCTACAAAAGATTGATCTATAAAAGTAGGATCTGTCATAGATCCCGGATACTTTTTTTCAAATCTTTTTGCAGCATTTAGCACAGGTTGTAACAGATCTGGATATTTTTTTGCGATACCTGCATAATCTTCAATATCAAGTAGATCCTGCAATTCCAGTTGAGACGCAGTATCTGAAGCTATTCTAAGATCCTTAATCTTATCTTCTATTATAGTCTTTAAGTTACTTTCTATTTCGGACGCCACTGCTTTCTTCTCTGTAGCACTTGCTTGAGAAGCAGGTAAGGCACTATAGTTAAACTCTACAAGACCCGGTGCTTTTGGTGTTGAGGTTAGCCCTGCCATAGCCTTAACTTCAGTACCTGTATACTCGCCAATCATCATTTCATCTAGATCTCTAGAAACTGCTTCTGTTTCATCCCCAAATAAAAGTCCAAAGCCACCACCAAGACTTGCCATAAAGTTCTTTTCTTCTTGATCTTCAGGGCGCTCTGCTCTAGAAAAGTTATTAAAGCTATCTTTAATTCTGTCACCCAGAGGTGTTTCTGGAGAAGTGTATGTACCAATATCACCTATGAAGGACTGGATATCTTGTCCTGTTATTGAGGTGTCATCTTTAATAGCATTATACGTACTACTGATAGCGGGAACGCCACCAGTTTCATACAAGTAGTTTACAAAATTTTTCTCTACGCCTCTACCTAAAATGTAGTTAGACATATTTAAAACATTATTAATACTTTCTTGTCTTTCTGCTACGATCTTTCTGCCATAAGTATCTAGCCAATCTTGATTTGCTTGACGCTTGTCTCTAATGTACTTACGTCTTTCGTCCATTATTTCAGTGCCTTTTTCGGCAACCCCCGCCATAAAATTCATCCAACTCATAGCTTAAGCTCCTCTACTCATAAGTCCTTGACCACTAGCTTTAGGCGCTGCATCAGGTTTTACTTCTGGTTCTTGGGGTTGTTGCGGCTGCTCTTCTCGCATCTCAGTCAGCTTCTCTCTTTGAGGAGTACCGAAAGCTTCCGCTGTTTCTTCAACAAAGCTTTCATCTATCTCGTCTTCTTCCTCTGACAGTTGGTCTTCCAAACTTTTCTTAATAAGAGCTTCCAGCTTGTCTTCTTCTTTTTGCTTCTTTTCATCGTCGCCACTAAAGAACTCCACAAAATCTATTCCTGCAGTCTTTGCCATCCAAGTAATCTCTTCGTGAATGATTGGTGCAATAGTCAAGCTCATATCAATACTGTGCATACCTTGACCAACAGCACCCGTAAGAATACTATCTACCAACAACTCTACAGAAAATCCAAACTCCAACATAAACAGAGCACTCTCTGCCACTTCCTCTGTGTATAATCTATCTAAGTGGTATACAATAGCGGGATCTGGATCTGTAATTGTAGGGGGTTGCTCCCAGTCAAAGTTTCCGGGTTCATCCGTCAGCGACTGTCCGGGGATGGGTGCTTCAAACATTATTGTAAACCTTCTATAACAACATTATGGGAGTAGTAAGGCACAACCACAGGTGCATTTTTCTTGTAGCTAGAATAGAATGTATGCTGTCCTATGGTAATAGGATTAGCTCCATAAAAATCTGTACCACGTTTTTCACTTACTTCTTTATTAAGAAAGAAGGTACTTCCTTGAGAAGCATCCACACCCTCTCTAAGATAGCTATCTAATTCAAACTTACGTTGATCTAAAAGTTTAGGATCTATAGTCTTACCTGCAAGTGTGACGTTTCTTATATTTCCTTTAGCCTTACCTACGGGTTCAAACTGATTTTTCTGCTTCAACACACCCTCTAATGTATCAGGAAATTCACCAGATGCAATGCGATTAAGGATAACACCACGTACTGCATTACGTCCTTCAATACCTTCGCCTTCAGCTTCAGCCCATACAACAGTCTCCAGTAGCTCCGCATCTTCTGCACTCAGAACAAGAGGCTCAGGCATGTCTCCTTTAGGTTTCTGAGGAGCAGGAGCTTTTACAAGAGGCTTCTCCTTAGCCACTACGGGGTCAGGATTAGTGGCTTTGTTTTGAGAAGGGCCTTTGTAGGATGTTGTGTCTTCCTTTTTAGGAGCAGCTTTATCTATCTCTGCTTGTATCTCAGGATCATTCTGCACAGAAAACCAACCACTGATTGCATCTTTTATTGAATCCTTTAATTTAAGAGGCTCATCATCCTTGCTTCTAGTTAAGCCTTCTGAGGTTTCTATAGGTTTAGTATCTATACTTTCTATATCTGCTCTAGCTTTTCTAGATCTTTCTGTACCAGACATAAAGCCACCCTGTTTATCTTGTTCTATCTGAGCCGCAATAGACGCACCTATACCAGCTTGCGCACCTCCTGCTGCACCCAGTAAAGCCATAGATTGACGAAGGCTCATTAAAGATTTTCTAGTTTCTTTTGACATTATGTTATACCTTTATTATACTTAACCGCTGAAGATAAGTCCACCAAAAAAGTTACCTATTGATCTACTATTAGCGGCACGTTCTTGCGCTTTAAGGGCGGCTGCTTGAGCGTCAGCACTCATCTGAGCCATGATAATTGCGTTAGCTCTATCTTTATTACTTTCATGAGACTTCCATGCCATAGACATAACGTCTCGCTCTCGTTGCCATATCTGATCCATAGTCGATTGAGTCATAGCATTAGCTGTCATGACGTGCTGTCTATTAGCTTCATTCTTTGCAGCACTATTAAGAGTTGCTACATTCTGTCTCCACTGAGCATTAGCTTGTGCTACAACTAATCTATTAGAGGCGTTGAATTGTGCTCTCTGATTCTTTATTTCTGCATTAAACTTTGCAGCAGCGTTCTTCTCTCCTGCGTTAAACTGCTTCATAGCATTATTTTGCGCCACATTAAACTGATTAATCTGTGCCTTAGTAGTTGCCATAAACTGTTTAGTTTGATTTTTAGATGACGCATTAAACTGACGCTCAGCATTTTCAGCAGCCTGATCTGACAACAGAGATTGCTGCATAGCTTGCCGCTTAAACATAACAGCCTGTTGTTCATTGTTTAAGTTAGCCATATCCATATCAAGGAAAGCTTTAGCATTCTGAACTTTAGCTTGCTGCTCATTACTTAAGTTAGCCATATCCATAGAAGCCACGGCTGCAGCATTCTGTAATGTAGCCGCTTGTTCTGAGCTAAGCTCTGCAAGTCCTACTGTTTTCATAAGCTCTGAGTTATGGATCTTAGCTTGCTCTGCCGCAGTGAATGTAAGATTAGCAGCATCAGCAAATCGTGCAGCATTAGCCATAGCTGTCTGCTGTTTGTTGTCAATCTTCTTACCTTGTAGTGCAGCCTCTAGCTGCGCATTAGCTAAGTAAGCTTGTTGCTTAGAGTTCATGTTAGCTAAGTTGACTTGCATCTCATTAGCATTATCTTGTAAGACAGCTTGCTGACGGTTATTAAGGTTAAGATTATTAACCTCTGCATAACGAGCAGCTTCAGCCATGTTAGATTGTTGTTGGTTAGATAAGTTCTGTCCTTGCAAAGATGCTTTGATTTGTGCGTTAGCTAGAACAGTCTGTTGCATGTTAGACAAGTTCTGTGACTGCAGTGAGAAAGCATTCTGAGAGTTTTGTAATGCGGTTTGTTGTTCAGCATTAAAGTTTGCAAGCTCTACGCCTTGCTGTGCAGCCGCATTAGCTAATGAAATTTGCTGTTGTCTATTAAGGTTGTCCATCTTCATGCTACGGAAAGCATCAGCATCTTTAGATGCAATAGGCAAAGCTGATTCCATAGCTGCTTGAAGAACAGCAGCACCTGCCATAGACGAAGAGCCTAGACCACGAGCCGCCATTGCAGAGTTAGCAGCCCGCATAGCACCTGCAGCCCATGCTGGTGTGCCATCATCAAACTGCTTCATAAGACCTGCAAGCTGACCTTGTACAGTATCTTGCGCTTCAATCTTACCTTCTTTAAACTCTGCTAGTGTACCATCGTCTACGTTAAAAGATTCAAGTTTAGCTGCAACTGCTGTAGCATCGTCACTAAGACCGTCCATAGTCATAGCTTCAGCAGCAGCCATTTCAGACTCTTGTATTTGTGCTGGTTGTGGAATCTCTTCTGGTTGTACAGAAGTCTGAGCAGCTTTAATATTATCAGGAACATTAGCTTGAGCTATCTGACTCTTTACTGCTTTTTCATCTAACCCTTGAGCAGAAGCCAACTCTTCTGAAGAAACTTGACGCTCTCCTGCAGTAACCTCTTGAACATATTCAGGGTCCATAGTGGCTGCATCAGCCATAGCATCTTTAGATAGTTCACCTTGTGCAGCATCTATCTGAGATTCATCAGATACTTCGCCTGTTACACCTGTATCCTTAATTAGTTTTTGGGTATCACCTGCTACTTTGTCTGCACTTACTGTTTCTGCTTTTACTTTACCAACACCTCCTGCTTGAGCAGCAGTGCCCGCTGTAGTAACTCCCATCTGAGGGGTTTTACCTGCAGCATCTCCTACACCTGCAGCAATGGTAGTGCCTTTAGTCTTAGCGCTAATAGTATCTACTTTTGCTTTTTCAGCTAAAGATCCGGGATCAGTTAAAGCAGATTGTACAAGCTCCTGCTGACCTTTTACATTAGCTTGTTGATAGGCTGATGCTTTTTTATCATAAGCTTTTTGTGCTTTTTGATAAGTTTTAAATGCATTAACTTTTTTTGTGTGGGCTGCTTTTTTCTTTGTGTATTCAGTGTAAGCTTTATTTAAAGGACCCATTAACTCTTTAGCAGCTTTAGCTATACTTTTCTTGTCACCCTTTTTAAAGTACGCTGTAAACTTTTTAGCTCCTGTTTTTTTGTTCTTAATTTCTCCACGTTCTCTACCTCCTGATATCCAGTTCTGAGAATGCCCCCATTTCCCCGGATCTTTTTCAGTGAAATCACCGGGGTTTTGTACAGGAGTAGGAGCTACACCCGGTGCTTTAGGCATACCACCCTTAGCAAAGCCTGTAGGGGCAGAAGTACCTTCATCTTGAGATGACTTTTGTACATCTTCTTCTTCTTCTTTAAATTCAGCAAAAGGTAGCTTGGGTTGAAACCTTGGGTCAACACCTCCAGAACTCATATTATAAACCATTAGATCCTTAACACTTAAGGATGGCATAAAAGGATTATACAAACTATTTCTCATGTTTTAAACTTTCTTGCATGTCTTCTTTTTATAACTAACCATTTACTACTTCGTTAAGACCCCAGATCATTGCACCTGTACCACCTAAGAATAATAGCACACCTACTGTTAATGATATACCCCAAAACAATTTATCTCTTGCTTTTGCTTGGGCCTCTAGTGCTTCTTTTTGTCTGACCCTAGCTGCTGCTTGTTCTTTTACAACAAGATCCCACATGCCCGGCGGTCCATACAATCTACACACTTCACGTAGTTCGTTCTGTGCTTCTTTGTGTTTCATCTTGGCTTGTGCAATTGCAAAGCCTTCTTCTTCAGATGATGTAAGTCTACCTAGAGGACCTTTGTGTCTACCTTGTTCAGCTAAACCTATGTCAGCTTCTAACTTAGCTAACTTACCAAAGTGAGGCAGTAAGTCTGCTACATCACCACCAGCTTTAACTGCAGAACTAACTGCACCAGCTATTTTAGTAACTGCACCTGCTAAAGCTAATACTTCTATCATTATG